TTACGGCCCGGTCGGGATGGGGGGCATGGGGGCAACCCCCCCTGGGGTGCCCTGACCTGCGACGATGCGACTCATAGCAAACACTCTATGCGATGCGTCCTCGAGCGATGCGATGCGATGCCACACGATGCGATCCACTAGCAAAGTGCCGGCTTCCCTGTGCCAGGTACGCCTACCTGCAACAACGCACACACACGCACACACACAGCAACGCACACACAATGCGTTGCACACACACCAGCAAACACACACACACCACACCACAGCACACCACACACCACACCTGGCCAGCACATACGTGCTGTAGAGAGCCTATGCACCACATTGCCCTAGCAATGTGCTGCTCACTATGTGCTCGATAGTGGGTCTCTCGCGTGATCCTGTTCCGCGCATGGGATCCCCATAGGGCAACCGAGGGTCTAGCTGGCCTAGTGGCCAGCAAACGGGTCTGAGAACAGCTCTCAGCACGGCATACGAGCACGTCAGTCGGTATTGCAGGGTAGCCGGCAACCGGTGCGATAGTGAGCAGCTCATGGGTATCCTTGCAGGCCAGGTACTGTTTCCGGGGGTTTGCCGGCGTCTAGCCGATCCGGCCGCGGCCTGCCGATAGGCCGCTGACCTGCAGGAACACACTCGACTTGACACCCACTCGGCAGGGGTCTAATGTTCTCGTTGTTCGGCCAGCACGGCGAACGGGGATCCGGGAAACGGATCCGGGTTTGACACCCACTCGGTTATCGGGTAGGTTGGAAACCAGCACGACAGCAGCTTGAAATCTGAATAGCGATTCTCACGGGGTTGACACCCACTCACCCGGATGCTAGGGTGGTGACACAACTTCAAACGGACCTAGTCCGGGCGGTGCGGGAACCCACATACCAGCGGGTTTGAGAGCGCACACGGTACGGCAACACTACGAACCGCCCACTTGACACCCACACGGTCCACCTGATAGAGTGTGACCACGCCAGCAAGAACGGCGAGCTTGACACCCACTCGCTAGTCGAGTAGAGTGAGAATCGTTAGTCAGGGCAGAACCGGCCCTACGGGCAGCCACAGCTTGATCGTGGTCCGTAGACCAGCCGCCTGTACTTTGAAAACTAAATGAGTGGCTCGGCTCGCAAGAGTCGGCGGTGAGTATGGCGGATTCGGACGATCCCCCGCGTACTTCGAGCATCGCCAGCATTCCCCCGAATGCAAACCCCAGCCGGTCGTTCTGAGCTTTGAATGTCAGGGACGGACGTGAGTATGGGTAAACAGGCAAGGGATAATGCGACTAACCGAAACGGTCTGAGAACGGCATTTGTGCCCTCAGGTTTGATTCCTGAGCGACGGTTAGGGGACTGGCCCATAGATGGTCATTACGAGAGGGCGCGAATCCCTCCCAGTCCACTCCAGACTTGACACCCACAACGGAAGGGTAGACATGAGCGCAGTAAAGGCACCCCGTGACGTTCGAGTCACGGCGCGACAGAGCACACCACGGGACTTCATCGCAGCTGAGTTGAGCGGTGTCGGTACTCACAGGCTTGAGATGGACAAAGGCATCCCCGGATGGACTGACCTCGACGTGAAGGTCGAAGACCTCACCGGGACACATGTGCCAGCCGGCCTGGCCGATCGCCAGCTCGAAGAGATGAAGGTTGGCACGTACATCCCCCGCAAGGCATCTGACCGCAAGGTCCGAGTGATGAACCACACGGGACCGAACAGCTACCACCAAGCGATGAAAGCACGGGCTGCCAAGCTCGCTGCCCGCTGACTTGACACCCACTCACCGAGAGGCTAGGTTTATGAACGTCACCAAGGTTTACATCGCAGGGATCGGATGGGTCGCCTCCCGAGGCAACAGCATCTACCGGGTGAGCGGCAAGTGAACCGCGAAGAGATCGCCTACGAACTGGTGACCTGCGCCATCGTCTCAGCCCGAGACTTCGGCCACCACGAATACGCCAAGGCTCTGCGTAGCCAAGCTGAGGCGTGCCTGCTGGGCGAGGGATCGATCGATGACTACCTCGACCTGCTCGAATCTGCCGAAGGCAACTTGACACCCACTGGCATCACTGCCAGTCACCGATAGGACTAGACATGACGACACGCGTGGAGACCATCCTCATCGAGGCCGGCTTCGGCCAGGCGGTAATCGCTGGCCTGAACGGCACGGGAGACGTGACCAGCGCCCGCAAGGTGTGGGCTGAGCTGCGGGAGAGCGTTGGCTACCGCAAGGCATCGGCGGCGCTGCTGACCAGCGGCGCATCGCAGCAGAAGCTGGGCAAGAACAGCCTCCCGAGCTACGGGCTGATGCTGACCCCGGAGCGGGGTCTGATGGCTGCAAGCCTCCGAGACGTGAGGGACGCGTTCGGGCTGACCGGAGCGTTCAACCTGTGCCCGCTGTCATCCAAGGGATGCGCTGCAGCGTGCCTCTCCCGGTCTGGCCAGTCAGGTATGCCCGCACAGCAGCGTGCCCAAGCTGTGAGGACAGCGTTCATCCTGTCGCACCCCGCTGAGGCTGGGTTGCTGATCGGAGCTGAGATCCGCAACGCTCTGCGGACCAACCGAGAGATCAACCTGCGGCTCAACACGACGAGTGACATCCGCTGGGAGATGGTCTCACCAGAGATGGTCACCGAGCTGTCGCTGGCAGGCGTGCTGATGTACGACTACACCGCGTGGGCTCCAAGCGATCGGGCCGAGTCGCTGCACTACAGCCTGACCTACAGCGCCAAGGAACCGTCGCACACCAGCGACGACTACCTGACCGCCATCCTCGCCAACAAAGGCAACGTGGCCATGCCGTTCACCACGGCACGCGGTGAGGCTCTGCCCGAGACGTGGAACGGCTACCGAGTCATCGATGGTGACAAGTCCGACGAGCGTCGGCTCGACCCGCGAGGGGTGATCGTCGGCCTCCGCGCCAAGGGTCACGAATGGAAGAAAGACAACAGCGCGGGATTCATCCGCGCCTCAGCTTGACACCCACTGAACAGGAAGGCACCACCATGTACGAACTCAAGCTCTGGGGACCGGCACAGCGCGAGGAAGACGCCGCGTCGGACTCCGCAAGCCACCCCGACATCCTCACCGACCACGTCGAAGGGATGGCGCGGCGCTGGAGCTGCGCGGTCGACTACTACGACGAGCGGACGGGAGAGATCGCACACGCCGGCCTGGGTGGAGTCGTGTGCTACTGGCGAGTCATCGAGCTGGCTGCCTGATGGACCCGCTCAAAGAGTTCGCGGAGGTGTGGGGCGGATCCCACCTCGCAGGCGACATCGCCGAGAAGCTGACATGCAACGAGGCGGAAGCCATTGCGTGCCTGTTCCTTTCGATCGGAGACACCGAGTCGGCTGACTTCTGGATCGAACACCACTCGTACTCCGACGACTGCGGAGACGAGCACTGCCGCTGCACAGACTGCAAGAAAGGCTAGACATGCCCAACCTCACCAACGTCCTGCTGTCCCTCGTCGCCGCTGGCGCGGCGCTGGGAGCGATGGCCCTGGCCGATCCCTACGAGGCGTCGGCCGAACCCGAAGAGACCACCACCGTCGAGGTCGACAGCGTCCTGCTCGACTTCCCGGTGTGCCATCTCGAGGACTGCTCTGACCAGGCCGAACAGGTAGGCGTGTGGATCTCCAACGAAGGGATCTCCTACCTGATCGTCGGTGAGAGCACTACCCGCATCACCCGGTGATCCGAGTGGTCAGCGAACAGGTCAAGGCACGGCTGGAACTGCGCCGTAGCAACGCCGCAACGCGGCACCGCAACAAGGCAAGAGAACTCAAGCGCCCAGGTAAGGGCACCCGCAACAACTGGAAGAGGGACGAACGATGACCAGCAAGCGCGAGAAGATGCAGACCGTCGTGGCCAAGCTGCTGCGGCAGGCCGAAGACACCGCTGGCACCCCCGAGGGTGACATCTTCCAGGCGAAAGCCTTCGAGGTGATGGCCAAGTACGGCATCGAGCAGGCCCAGGTCGACGCTGCCGCCCGAGGGATGGACAACAGCGCGATCCCCAACGCGGAGCGGTGGTCGTGGACCTTCCGAGGCAAGTACGTCGCTCAGCAAGCGTTGCTGCTGAACAACATCGTGGTGGCGCTGCACGGCAAGGCCGTGATCAGCACAAGCCGTCACACCCGTGAGCAGACGCTGATCGTGTTCGCGGTGCCGAGGCACCTTGAGCGCATCAAGTTCCTGTGGGACATCCTGCACCCGCAGATGCTGCGCCTGGTCGAGACCGTGCGACCGGCCGAAGCCATGTACGCCGGGATGACGTACGACTACCGGACGGGCTCGTACAAGAAGAAGTCGACCGCTGGCCAGCTCAAGAGCTACCGCCGTGGCTGGATCGCAGGCTTCGGCAACGCCGTGGGTGAGCGCATCCGCACCGAGGAAGCCAAGGCGCTCGAAGGCGCTGGCGGTGCGCTGGTGCTCTACCGCGACGACAAGGCACGGGCCGAAGTCGCACTGCGGGAAGCCTTCCCGCGCATGGGACGGGCTCGCACCTCGCGGATCGATCCCAGCGGCTACGCCCACGGACAGCGTGACGGCCGCACCGCATCCTTCAACCGCTCGATCGCCTGAGGAGGCAACGTGTTCACCTTGACAGCCACTCGACACCGCGACGACGCGGAGATCACCATCTCCGCGAGCCATCGACAGGTGCTGATCGATCACCTCGAAGCCTCCGCACGGCGGCAAGGGATCGTCTTCGACCACGTCACCAACAACATCATCGACGGCGGCTTCCTGTACCTGGAGCGCGACCCGATCAACGCCGTAGGCACCTGGGAGGTCAAGAGCGCATGACGTTCGAGCAGTGGATGAAGCACGTAGACGCTCTGCTCCTCAAGGTGTGGGGCGTCACCTCCGGTGACATCGCAGACCGGCTCTGGCACGACGAGTTCGACAGCGGCACAAGCCCTGCCGAGATGGTGCGAGAGATCGTCCGGGAAGGAGTGATGGCACTGTGACGCCGGCCCCGCTCCGAGTGTTCGTCTACAAGAACCTGCACCAGAGCAGGAAGAACGGCCAGCCGTGGTACTCGATCCAGGCGCTCGAAGGCGACTTCAAGGGTCGAGTCATCCACCGCAGCGGAAACGTCCTCCTGGCCAACGCGAAAGGCGTGGTACGGAAGGCAGGCCGCGAGCGCGTGCTCCGCGAGGGACGCAAGAACGTCCACGCGGGGATGGTGGGGGAGCTGATCAGCATCCTCCCGCGAGACTTCGTGGGCACCGAGATCACCTACAACCCATACAAGTACGAGACGTTCGTACACCGCAACACCGAGCTGCCGTTCGAGGGGACGTGGCATCACGTCTACATCGATGAATCTGGCATCCGCGCAGCTTGACACCCACTCAGAAAGGCACCACATGAGGATCGGCTCGCTGTTCAGCGGAGTCGGCGGTCTGGACCTCGCCGTCGAGGAAGTCTTCGGCGGCGAGACGGTCTGGCAGTCCGAGGTCAACCCCCACGCAGCCACCGTGCTGGCCAAGCGGTTCGGCGTCCCGAACCTGGGAGACATCACCAAGGTCGACTGGCGCACCGTGCGAGACACGATGCCGGTGGACGTGCTCTGCGGAGGCTTCCCGTGCCAAGACGTGAGCCACGCTGGCCTCAAGCGAGGGATCAGCGCGGACACCCGCTCCGGTCTCTGGTATCACTTCGCCACCGCCATCTACTTCCTTCGACCCGAGTTCGTAGTCATCGAGAACGTGAGAGGACTTCTCAGTGCCAAAGCCACAGGCCCACAAGGTGTTTCAACAAGAGCGATGGGACGAGTTCTCCGGGACTTGGCCGACATCGGGTACGATGCGAGCTGGAAGACTCTCCCCGCTGGGAGCGTCGGAGCGCCCCATCGGCGCGAGCGAGTCTTCATCCTCGCCCAGCCTTCCCACGCCGTCAGCGCGTGACTTCAAGGGTCCGAACCCGAACAGCCGCCAGGGCGGCGACGACCTGCCCACGGCGGTGCTCAAGCTGCTGCCCACCCCGGAAGCAAAGTCATCGACTGCTGGCCCTGATTTCGCTCGCGCAGACCGGAGCGGTTCCGGCGGCGATGATCTGGTCACAACTCTGGCCAAGCTGGAGCGAGGGATGCTCGACTGGGCCGAGTACGCCCCAGCCATCGAGCGATGGGAAGAGCTGACCAGGCCGGCTCCCGAGCCGATCGAGGAGAACACGGTCGGAAAGCCCCGCCTCGCAGCACGATTCAGCGAGTGGATGATGGGCTGGCCCGAGGGATGGGTCACCGATCTGGTCGACTCCACGCGCCGTCGCCCCGCTGAAGGCTACGTCTCACGCACCGAAGCCCTCCGCATGGTGGGCAACGGTGTCTGCACCCAGCAGGCTGCACAAGCCTTGCGTGACCTACTTGACACCCACTAGGAGAACAGATGTACAACGACCCCATCGAGATCGCGACGAGGCTTCTGGCCGAACAGAACCGGAGGGACGAAGAGTGACCCGCATCCTCAGCGCGATGACGCTGATCGCCGCTCTCGCGGTGGCGATCCTGGTGCTCTCAGGAGCCCCGGCCGCACACGCCGGCCCGCTGTGCGAGCACCGCAGCCAAGCCCACATCGACAAGTACGGAGGTCTGCTCAAAGACTCCGCCGACCACGTCTCTCGCGGAGAGCTTCCGACGTGCGACCCAAACCCTGAATCGTCACAGGACGATTCGCATCACGACGACGACGGCAAGTCTCGCTACTGCCGGAAGAGATGGTTCTGCTGATGTGGTTCTTCTGTCCGACGTGCAACGGAGACGAGATGGTGATCCTGACCTACCCGTTCGAGGGCGCAGAGAGGCTGGAGCTGGACTGCGGCCACGACTTCACCAGAGACGAGCTGCGGATGGTCTGCTGATGCCGCTCAAGGCGAAGTGCAAGCACAAGGGATGTCCCTGGAAGGCGCGAGCCGAGGGCTCGGTCTACCTCAACCTGGCGATGCAAGCGCACCGCGACAACACTGGCCACACGGTCAAGATGAAGGAGAAGTGATGCACGTCTACGTCGCCATCGTCCCGCTGCGCTACGAGATCATGGCGGTGGCAGAGTCACCGGACGAAGCCATCGAGCTGGCCAGCGCCAAGGCGCTGCAGTTCCTTCGGGAGTCCAACGCCGTCACGATGGACACCAACACCGCGTCGAAGGTCGCGGAGTACTTCGGCGTCAACGTCACTCAGATCAAGCTGGGCACTGCGGTGGTGATGGGCTGATGTACGTCGATGACGTCGATGACCTGGATGAGCTGGAGTTCCTACGCGATGAAGCTGTGGAGCGGCTGGACTCCAATCCCGACAACGAGCAGGCACAGTTCGACCTCGAAGACATCAACGAGCGGATTTCCGAGGTAGTTGCAGCAAACGAGGATGGCAGGGAGTTCACAGGGTAAACGTGAGGTCTAGCACAAGAGTTTGATCATGAACGCTGACGTAAGTTACGTTCGCGTTGTGTTCCCAAGAATGGGAACTGTGTCCCAAGCCAGTGGGGGGCACTGAGGTGTCAGACCTGAGAAGTAGAGTCCTGACACGCAGCACAGAAGGAGCGAATGACTTGACACTCGCCTACAATCCACCTTGACAGTGGAAATAACTGAATCCTTTCTCATGGAGGCTAAGCATGAGCGGCACCCAACCACGAACACCACTGATCCCCAGCGTCATCGAGGATCTCAAGCGAAAGGGGTTTAACCAGAGCCAGATCGCGGCTATGCACGGCGTGACGCGCCAGGCAGTCTCCTGGCAGAAGACGGTTTACGGAGGATCTGTGTCCACACGCCAAGTCGTCAACAAGGCGTGGCCGTACACGACCACCAACCTGCACGGCAAGTCGAAGCCGTTCCAGCGTCTCCGCGATCACGGTGAGTACATGAGGCAGCTCTCTTTCAAGGGCATGAGCGCCGAGAAGGAGCGCAACCTCAAGAAGTGGTGGAAGAAGCTCCACGACGAAGATGTCGTGCTGGAGTTCGATCCAACCATCGAGCCCTACCCCGGTATGGCTGGCGGCGGTTTCCGCTACGTCCCACGCGAAGCGTCGGACGGCGACCTGCTGATCCGGGTGAACAAGTACACCAATCTCACACCTCAAGGAGAGGTGATCTGGCGCTGGCCGCCGAACATCGAATCCTTGATCTGAACAATAAGGATGCTCAATGCCACGTCGTCTACTGACCCCGCTGGGTTCGCTGTTCCCAGGAACCACCCAGTACGAGCCAGTAACGATCACCGCCGAGGAAGCCCTGCTCTACGTGCAGGCGTGCCTCTGGGGGGATGACCACCTCCCAGAGGCCGACCCGGTTCTCATCGTGGGGATCTACAAGAGTCCGCTCGTTCGCGGCACCGACACGTTGTTTCAAGACGCTGCGGAGATCCTGCTGTCTGGAGAAGCCCAAGACCTGATCTACGAGAAGGAGTTCGAGGACGACGACATGATCGGAGGGCGAGGTGTCTTCCAGATCATGAGGCTGTGCGCCGCAGACAACCCCATCCGCGTAGCCCACCCTCGCGAGTACGTCACCGAAGTGATCAACGACCTCCACAACGAAGAAGAAAGTGCTGCATGACAGACACCAAGATCAAGCTCCCGCTGCGCTCAGTCAGCCAGATCAACCAGTACACCCGCTGCCCGATGAACTACAAGCTGGCCCGCATCGACAAGGTGTGGCCGAGGCCGGCTGCGTGGCTGCCGCAGGGCACCGCGTTCCACGCCGTCGCTGAGGCCGTGGAGGTCTGGTTGTCCTACCAGATGCCCTTGACCCTCGATGAGGCCAAGGACATGTTCAGGTGGCACTACGCACGCGACATCAACCGCCTGGCGGCTGAGACCCCCAACTTCGAGTGGTGGTTCCACAGCGGCCCGTACGGCGGCGAGCGGGACATCGAGCGCCGCTACGAGATCGGGCTCGAGCAGATCGAGAAGTTCTTCGAGTTCATGTCGAACAAGGCACAGCAGATCTGGATCGCCCCGGACGGCACCCCGGCCGTCGAGCTGTCGTTCGACATCGAGCTGGACGGGATCCGCATCCGAGGATTCATCGACGCGGTCGTCGTGGTCAACGGCGAGCTGCGGGTCCGGGACTACAAGACCGGCAACAAGCCCGGTGACGACTTCCAGCTTGGTGTGTACGCGCTGGCGGTATCGATGCTCTACGGTGTCCCGGCTCCGAAGACCGGCGACTACTACATGGCCGGGAAGAAGGGCAAGAAGCCCGTCATCACCGAGCCCTACGACCTCACCGAGTGGACGCGGGAGAAGATCTCCGAGCGGTTCCAAGAGGTCGAGGCGGGCATCCAGGCGGGGGAGTTCCCCGCGCTGCCCGAACCCGACAAGTGCGGCTTCTGTGACGTGAATCTCAGCTGTCCCGTTTTCAACTAGCGCACTTGACACCCACTCAGTAACACGTACTTCATAAGGCAGGCATGAACGAATACCGAAAGACGATCGATCTCGACCCCGAGACGCGCTCCACCTTCGTGGAGCTGGGGCCGGTGCCAGGCTTCCCGCCGTGGCACTTCGCGGCGCAACCAGCTCGCTACCCCTTCCCCTCCGAGAAGGCGGGGTTCACCTTCGCGAACAGCGAGAAGTCACGACACCCAGGACGCAAGGTCATGGTGGTCACCACAGATGGAAAGAGGTTCGAGCTGTGAAGCTGCCAGACCCGGTGCTGATCGAGTCGCAGGGCATGGTGTTCCGCGTCTCCACGGTCATCACGATGATCTGGGACATCGTCGTGGCCCCGCACTTGACACCCACACGGAGGAAGTGATGTTCCTACGCATCCTCTCACTACTCACCACGAACTGGAGCCTCCTGATGGACAAGCACAGCCCGGACAACCCCCGCGACTGGAACCCCAACCACCCGATGCTCAAGTCGGCGTACGCGCCGCATGAGACCGCAGGAGTGCTGCGGATGCAACGCGCCGGCCACTCCGGTGCCGACATCATGAAGACCCTCAAGATCAAGGCGTCGGCGCTGACCAAGCAGTTCTCGAAGGCGATCGACGCCGAACAGGCAGCCCACAACCGGGGGCAGGCCATCTACGACTCAGTGATCAAGTCGCGCCCGCGTACTTGACACCCACTGCACACAAGGAGAGAAGATGACCGCATCACTGGCCGAACGGCCGATCAAGGAACGCCGCTCTGCGCTCGCTGACTTCGCGGAGAAGCTGGTCAGGAACAGGGGCTACTGGTTCTCCTGGCCGAAGCCCATTCCCCGTGCCCACCAGCAGTACTGCACCGTCAGCAACGTCAAGACGGGCAAGCTGAAGGACTTCCCGGTGGGCGACTTCGAGGCGAAGCGCGAAGGCAACACCGTCTACGTCCGGTACGTCGGGGAGGCGGTCTAGCTGTACACGCCCCGCCAGTCGCTCTACATCAGAGGCTCGGCCGGTGACCCGCTGCCCACGGTGTGGTCCGCGATCGAGGGCAAGGGAGCAACGTACCGACGAGGGCAGCTAGTCCTCGTCTGTGCTGGTCCTGGCACCGGCAAGTCGGCCTACGTCCTGTCCTACGCGCTCAAGAGCAAAGTGCCGACGCTGTACTTCTCGGCTGACTCTGACGCGTTCACCCAGCTCACCCGCTCGGTGAGCATCCTCAGCGGCATGACGCTCGAAGAGTCGACGCGTGCTGTCAGGGACATGGACATCCCGGACGATGTCGCAGCGGACCTGGACCCGCTGCCGATCAGGTTCAACTACAAGGCGAGCCCCTCGCTCGACGTGATCGAGGAGTCCCTGTCGGCGTACGACGCGCTCTACGAGGACTACCCAGCATTGATCGTGGTCGACAACATCACCAACGTCCGCACGGACAGCTCAGACGGTGATGACCCGTTCAGCGGCCTGGAGTCGCTGATGGACTACCTGCACGTCATGGCCCGCGAGACGGGCTCCTGCGTGATCGGGCTACACCACGTCACTGGTCCGCACAACGACGGCGACAAGCCAATCCCGTTGTCGGGCATCAAGGGTCAGATCGGGCGAGTGCCCGAGATGGTTCAGACCCTGCACCGCGTGTCGGATGGATTCGGCCCCGACTCGCTCAACGTCTCCACGGTCAAGAACCGTGGTGGCAAGTCCGACCCGTCGGGTCAGGACTACGCGTCCCTGCAGTTCATCGGGGACACCATGCAAATCACAGACTTCGGTCAATAGGAGAGAAGTAGCGTGCAGTTCCCCATCGGCATCGTGCTGTTCATCGTGTTCCTGGTCCTCAAGCTGATCGACAAGATCGACTGGTCGTGGTGGTGGGTCACCGCCCCGCTCTGGATCCCCGCCGGCCTCCTGGCCCTGATCTACGTGTCGGCCTCGACCATCAGCTACACCGCCTACAAGTCCATCAACAAGAAGAAGGTCTCCAAGTGAAGAAGCTCATCGCCGGAATCGCCCTCGCCGCTGCAGGACTCGGCCTCGTCGGGTGTTCGTCGGACGCCGACGTTGCCTCGGAGAACCTGTCCAAGCAGGCCGACAACTTCGAGGTGCCACGGGACATCGTGTTCTTCAACGGCATCACCGACAAGTACCTGCTGGAGATCAAGGGCTACTGCTCGATCGAGCCCGACACGGGTGCCCAGAAGCTCGACGTGACCTGCAAGGTCAACGGCGGCTACAAGAAGCACTTCCTGGGCCTGTCGGACAACGTCACCTACTTCGTGGAGCAGCTCGACCCAGCCAAGGTCAGCACCGATCACTACGAGGTCAACTTCAAGCCGCAGGCGATCATCCCGGACATCGAAGTCCGCTAAGCACGCCTCGTACTTGACACCCACTCTGAGAGGAAACACCCTGATGGCAACCCCCAACGCCATGCCCAAGCGGACCAACCCGCTCCACCAGCAGTTGCTGTCCGCGCTGCTGGCCACCAAGCCGGTCACGCGGATCCACAAGCGCGTCGAGAAGGACGCGTCGGGCAAGGAGCACACGGTCGAGACCAAGTCGACCGTCCACACCCTGCGCTCACCGCTGGCTGCGAACGTCAGCGACGAGAACATCGAGCGTGCAGCTCGGCGGTGGATCGCGTGAGCTTGATCGACCAGCTCATCATCGGCTTCAGCTTAGGCATCGTCCTGGCGGTGATCTTCCGGTGATCCCGTACATCGCAGACGTGCTGACGGTCCTCGGGAGCTGGTTCGGCTCGTTCGTCATCGCTCGATACAGCCCCGGAAAGCGTGGCCCTCGCGGCTACGAGGGCATGACGGGCGCTCGCGGACGCGACGGCTACCCAGGCCCGAAGGGTGACCGGGGCGAGCCCGGAGCGCCGTTCGTCATCACCGCGCCGCAGTGGGTGTTCAACATGGAGAGTGGCCGATGACGGTGAGCCTCAAGGTGTTCGGGTTCGAGATCGCTCGCATCGATCTCGACCTTGGCGACGAACTCCCGGAGGTCACCCCCGTCGACAAAGCCACCAAGTCGATGTCCCGCTGGTGGGTCAAGAGGATGGTCAAGTGAGCGTGCTGATGGCGTTCCTGTGGATGTTCGGCTGGTTCTTCATCGCGCTGACGGCGCTGGCCTGGTGCATCGACGTGCTCGAACGGCGGAAGGAGAAGCGTGGCAACACGCCGGCCACCGGCCAGGCCGAGAGCCCAGAAGCAGTGCGTTGACTGCGAGCCCGGATCGAAGCGCAAGACGCCTCACCCCGGACCCCGCTGTGCTACGCATCATCGATCAAAACGTCGAGAACGCAGTTCGGGTGCTTGGGGCGCGAGAATACTTGCAACGTACGGGATTACGCCCGACGAGTACTGGCAGATCTACGAGCACCAGGGCGGCAGATGCTACATCTGCCAGCGAGCGAACGGCAAGGTCAAGCGTCTCTCTGTTGACCACGATCACAAGACCGGGATCGTGCGAGGTCTGCTCTGCACGATGTGCAACAAGTACACCCTCGGGTGGGCTCGGGATGCCATCGAGTTCTTCGAGCGTGCCATCGCGTACCTGAAGCGGCCACCGGCCGTCGAGGTGCTCGGGGAGCGCATCGCACCGATCGAAGCGGACAAGCTCATCGACCGACCTTGACACCCACTGGAGGGAAATGGACAAGCCGAAGTACTACCGGATCGACCTAGTCGTCCGGGCTGAGATCGCTGAGGACACAGACGCTCTCGCGACCTACGTCGAGAATCGCATGAAGGAGGCTCTCCTGACTGTGGACGGCGAGGTAGCGGTCTACGAGGTGACTCATTTCTGACTCACCGATCGCTCGGGCGATCCTCCGGTACTACCCCGACTGGGAGCCACCGGAGGACAACTACGAGTGGAACAAGACGCTGTGTCCGTTCCACGGCGAGGAAACGCCATCGGCCGCAGTCAGTTACACCCTGCAGGGCTTCAACTGCATGGCGTGCAACGTCCGTGGGGACGTGATCTCGATCATCCGACACGAAGAGAAGGAGGTGACATTTGCAGAAGCTCAGCGAATCGCAGAGGGCTTATCTGCTGGAAGCGGCGTCCCAGTACCGACGCGCCCTCGAAAGCAGCCCGGCCGAAGAGTATTTGGCGAGCCGGGGAGTTCTGGACGCGCCTCAGTTCGGTCTGGGGTACGTGGCAGAACCACTCCCTGGTCATGAGATGTACCGGGGCTGTCTGGCCATCCCGTACAGGCGCTGGTCATCCTGGCGGGGATGGTCGGTGGCCTCGCTGCGCTTCCGCCGGCTCGATGGCGGCAAGCCGAAGTACATGACGGTGGCGGGGGACAAGCCCCGCCTCTACAACACCCAGACCCTGACCCGCTACTCGCGGGACATGGCGATCACTGAGGGCGAGATCGACACGATCACAGCGGAACTCGCTGGGATCCCCTCGGTGGGTGTGCCCGGAGCACAGAGCTGGAAGCCCCACTTCAAGGAGCTGTTCCTCGGGTATCGCAACGTGAACATCCTGGCCGATGGAGATGAGGCCGGTATGGAGTTCGCGAGGTCGGTGGCGAAGACGCTGCCGAATGCACGGATCATCCCGATGCCAGATGGCGAGGATGTCAACTCACTAGTAACGACGCAGGGCAAAGACGCTCTGCTGGAAAGGATCTGATGTACGAGCTGAGCAAGAGGACGTTCGACACCTGGGCCGAAATACCCACCGGGGTTCTGGTCAAGGGCAAGTACGCCCTCTACATCAAGCTGAGCAGCGAGCAGGCGGCGTTCACCGCCGACGTTGACAGCATGGGCGGCTGGAACGGCGGCTGGATCTCAGCCATCCCCAGCTTCTTGGAGCAGCACGCGGGTCCGTTCACCGCCGTCGCGGTGGCGGTGTGAGGACGTTGTTCGCCCCAGTCACCGTCTACACGCAGCCCGGTTGTCGGGCCTGCGTCCGCGTCATCGAGAAGCTCGCTGACAAGGGAATCGCCCACGACGTGGTCAACCTCGACAACAACCCCGAGGCCAAGACCTACGTCACCGAGGTGCTGAACGCAGCCTCAGTTCCGGTGATCGTGACCGACACTCACGAACCCATCATCGGCTACCACCCAGAGAAGGTCGCAGACCTGATCGCCTACTACACAGCATCGGAGACCGGCCTATGAGCGAGACCGTCCTGCAGGAAGCAGAACGACTGATCAACGGAGAGCGTCAGCAGACCTACGGGGATGCCAGCGAGTCGTTCGATCGCATCGCGTCGTTGTGGCAGAGCTACTTCAACAACGAGATCCGCATCACCGGGCTCGACGTGACCAACCTGATGATCCTGCTCAAGGTGTCCCGCACCAAGGGCACGTTCCACCGGGACAGCTACGTCGACATCGGCGGCTACGCCGGCCTGGGGGAGCGCCTCTACGACGAGGCGCAGGAGAAGGACGCGTTCGTCCGCAACGAGTTCGTCGTCCGCATGGAGCGGTACGACCTGCCTCGCGAGTGGTCATCGCTGGCCGACATCCCCGTGGGCGTCATCGTCACCGACAAGTACGGAGACGACCAGTGGCGGATCAACCCCGAGACCGGGTGGCTGGAGATCAAGTTCGCTGACCTGGGCAAGAAGGCCAAGTGGGACGACGAGACCTCGCACAAGGTCAACGGTGCCAAGCTCACCCTGTGGGACGGCTTCGCACCCTTCAAGGAGGTCGTGTGAGCCAGCGCATCGTCGTCGTCAGCGACACGCAGATCCCGTTCGATGATCGCAAGGCGCTCAAGGCGGTCGTGCAGTTCATCATCGACACCCAGCCCGACGAGGTGCTCCACATCGGTGACCTGATGGACTACCCGAGCCCGTCTCGGTGGACTAAGGGCTCGGCTGAGGAGTTCGCTCAGCGGATCAAGCCCGACTCGGAGCAGGCCAAGAAGCGGTTCCTGGCCCCGCTGCGGGCCGGATACGACGGCCCGGTGGGAATCCATGAGGGCAACCACGACAGCCGCCCGTACGAGTACCTGGGGCGCTACGCGCCGGCCCTGGTCGAGTTCGCGGACCAGTTCAAGTTCGAGAACCTCTTGGACTTCGACGGTTTCGGTGTGGTGGTGCGGCCAGAGTTCTACAAGCTGGCTCCCGGATGGATCTCCACCCACGGCCACCGTGGTGGTGTCCGGTTGTCGCAGAAGTCGGGCGACACGGCCTACAACGCCATGATGCGGTTCAACGCGTCGGTGATCATCGGGCACACCCACCGTCAGGGCATCAAGCCCCACACGCTGGGCTACGGCGGCGATCAGAAGGTGCTGTGGTCGATGGAAGTCGGCAACCTGATGAACATGCACCTGGCGCAGTACCTCAAGGGTGCAACGGCCAACTGGCAGACCGGTTTCGGGCTGCTGACGGTCGAGGGCAGCCACGTCAAGCCCGAACTCATCCCCATCGTCGGAGGCCGCTTCTCGGTCGACGGCCACGTCTGGAAGGTCTGAAACTTGACACCCACTCGACTGCCCTACCTGCACAAGAACGCGCGGTCACGGCAGATCACGTCCAAGGAGATCCGCGAGGTCTTCGCGGACGAGGTCGCACGCGGATTCCAACCCACCCGGCAGATGAGCCGGGAGCAATACCTCAGGAAGGTGATGCCCTAGTGGACAAGATCTTTCGCCAGGCGGCGAAGTCTGCTCTGTTTTCGTGGAAGCAGAGCGACGAGGGTATCGATGACCTCGTCAACGAACTGTGGGTCTGGTATCTCGAACGGCCTGGGACGCAGAAGAAGCTGCAGGAGTCGGACGAGTTCCTAGCCCGCCGTCTCGTCTACATGGCGAGCCTGCAGATCCTTGCCAAGGAGTCTCTGTCCAACGACATGTTCAACGGTCGCAGCCTCTACTCGTCGGACAGCGTCCGGGAAGCCCTGGAGGGCAAGTCGACTAATCGGTATCTGGTCGACATCTTGCCAAGGGCTATGGAGGCTCTGGGCGCTCAGAACGATGGGCGCTACGCGGAGGCGATCAGGAGCCGCTACGACGACGGGGTGATCCCCGTCAAGAAGGGCGGCGGCGCAATGACTCTCGCCCGAGCTGTCAAGTCGCTCACCGAGCACGTCAACATCATCGCGATCACCGCTGGTGTCGACTCGGAGGGCAACGTCACCGAGGGGCCGGGGAGCAGGCACAGCGTGTTCCCGGAGACCCGCCCAACGTCGGGCGGTCACTCCGATCCGACCGCTGACATCGCGATCCTCCTGATCGAGCACCCGGAGGTGCGAGACGAGTACCTCCACGAAACGCCGATCGCGGATCTCTTGAAGGGCAGAGCCGCGTGAGTGACGCGAACTACCACAACATCATGGACCCCCAGTTCAACGGGATGCCAGAGATGTACCGCGCAGAGGTGTTCCCCGAGCTGTTCCCCCACGCGCCGCGTATGCGGCTGGAGAACTGGTCGCAGGACGACCTCGAAATGACAGTGGGCGGGGTCTTCACCCCCGGCTACGGAATGAGACACGTCCCTCAGCGAGTGCTGATGGGCGCAGAAAGGACAGAGTGACTGAACGCGAAATCCCCTGGGGTCCAACTGGAGAGCTGGTCTACAACCGAACGTACGCTCGCACGAAGCCGGATGGATCCAAGGAGTCCTGGCCGGAGACTGTGGACCGAGTGGTATCTGGCAACCTCGCACTGGTTCCTGATCGGTTCCACGACGAGGACGAGCGAGAGCAACTCACCAGGCTGATCACGGAGTTCAAGCTCCTCCCCGCTGGCCGACACCTCTGGGCGTCGGGCGTGAAGAACGCACAGCACCTCTTCAACTGCTGGGTGGCTGGGTGGACCGAGACCCCTTCGGAGCACTTCTCGTTCACCTTCCTGCGGCTGATGGAGGGTGGCGGTGTCGGTGCGAACTACTCGCAGCACTACATCGACCACTACCCGGCCGTGGTCAACCCTCTGCAGGTCCACATCGTCTGCGACCCAGACCACAAGGACTACGCGGAGATGAAGGAGGCCGGCGTCCTGTCGGATCGCTACGACTCCGAGTGGGTCGGTGCGTTCGCCATCGAGGACAGCCGGGAGGGCTGGGCGGCAGCCCTGACCGACCTGATCGACACCCACTACCGTCCCGAGACCGTACACTTCCAGCGGGTCTACGACGTGAGTCGCATCCGCAAGGCTGGGGCCAAGCTCAAGACGTTCGGTGGGTTCGCCAGCGGCCCACTGCCGTTCGCGGTGATGCTGCAGAAGGTCTGCGCCGTGCTCTCGGATCGAGCTGGGACCAAGCTCACCGGGATCGACGCGATGGAGATCGACCACGCCATCGCATCGTGTGTCGTGGCAGGCGGCGTTCGCCGTTCGGCTCGCATGGCGATGATGCACTGGAACGACCCTCAGATCGAGGAGTTCATCGACATCAAGGCCACCTCTGGTGAGCACTGGACGACGAACATCTCGGTGGAGGTCGACGCTCTGTTCTGGGAGGCCCAGCGCGGCGCGTTCTGGGTCGACCGGGCCGAGTTCATCAAGGCCAAGAAGGTCATGCAGCGCCTCTCGGAGGGCGCTGTGCGGAACGGTGAGCCGGGTATGTGGGACAGCTCGCTGTCCAACGTCGGAGAGCCCAACAAGGTGATCTGTACCAACCCCTGCGGCGAGATCACTCTCGAAGCGTGGGAGCCGTGCAACCTGGGGCACATCAACCTGGCGGCGTTCGTCACGCCGTCCGGGAAGACCGACTACCTCGACCTGCTGAGGGCGCACCGCCTGATGACGCGGTTCCTGATCCGGGCGACGTTCAGCCCGGTCGCGGACCCGAAGAGCAGGGAAGTACTCGATCGGAACCGACGCATCGGCGTCGGGCACCTCGGAGTGGCGTCTTATCTCGCCATGACGGGCCGAAAGTACTCGGAGGCACCCGGAGACAAGCGGTTCACCAAGTTCTTGCGGGAGATGGCCGCTGAGGTTGATCTAGCGGCTGAGGAGTTCTCCCACGAACTGCGGATCCCGATCCCGGTGAAGAAGCGGACGATCGCACCTACCGGAACGGTGGCCAAGCTGGCCGGCGTCTCGGAGGGCATCCACCCGATCTTCGCGAAGCACTTCATCCGCAGGGTGAGGTTCAACCAGACCTCTGACTTCGAGGCTCTGGCTCAGCTCGTCAACGAGGGCTACGAGGTAGAACCTGACCTCTTCGCCCCGAACACGGCGGTGGTGTCCATCCCGACGAAGGACACCCTCGTCCAGGCCGTAGTCGATCTCTACGGCCGCGACGGTGAGGAGTTGGTAGAAGCTGCCGACGACTTGACACTCACTCAGCTCCTGGCCTTCCAGGCGCTGTACCAGACGTGCTGGGCCGACAACGCGGTGTCGTTCACCGCCAACGTCGACCCGGAGGCGTACACCGCCGACGATGTCTGGCTCGCGCTCGACAAGTTCGCAGGGTTGATCAAGGGAAGCACGATCTTCCCGGAAGCCAGCTTCCAACAAGCTCCCTACGAGCGAATCACCAAGCAGCAGTACGAAACTGCTGCCGCCAAGGCCGTCGCAGACGGCGTCGACGAAAACTGCGCCAACGGCGCATGTCCCATTAAGTGAAAGGCACCACATTGTCCTACGAAGATCCGTTCAACGACGCCCCAGCGCAGCAGCCCGTCTCGGAGGACGCCCGCTACGGCGACGCCCCGAACCCCACCAACCCGCCTGCGGCGGCTCAGGTCACGGCGAGCAAGCCCGTGGTCGTTGCCCCTGCGGAGGGGAAGGTCACCACGACCTTCAAGGGCGGTCGAGACTTCGACGCTCCGTGGATCGTCATCCACAGCTCGACGGTCGAGGAGGCCATCGAGACGGTGCGTGACACCGACAAGCTGAAGGAGCTGTTCCAGCTCACTCAGTCCGGTGCGAAGTTCTTCGCCGGTCTCGGCGGCGGTTCCGCGCCGGCCCAGCAGGGCGGTGGCCAGGCTGCGCCTCAGCAGCAGAGCCGCGCTCCGCAGGGTGCCACCCAGGCACCGAACGGTGAGACGCGTACCTGCGCCCACGGCCCGATGGTGTTCAAGTCCGGGGTCAGCAAGGCGGGCAACGCCTACAAGCTGTTCTCCTGCACCGCTCCTCGCAACGAGCAGTGCAAGGCGGAATACCTGCGCTAGTCAGCTTGACACCCACTGGGGGCGCATGGGGGCTCTTACTCCCTCGCGCTTAAACGACGAATGAACGCGCCCCAGTTCCACCCCACCTCTGAGCGGAGAGCATGAAAGTTCAACTGATCGCTTCGACGATCCTCGAAGACCCCGACTGGGCAGGAACCGGATACCTCGACTCCGATACTGCCTCGTCTGCCGACGAGCTGGCTGAGTTCGCAGGCCGTAACTGCTACCAGTCGTTCCACCGTCCCAACCCGGCCACGGCCGAGAACAAGGACTACCTCAAGCACATCCTCGACGTGGGACATGAGTCGGTGCTGGAGCACTCCAGTGCGACGTTCTACATCGAAGCCTCACGCTCCGTTCTCACGGAGCTTGAGCGTCACCGTCACCTGTCGTTCTCCGTTGTGTCCCAACGGTATGTCGACCCGACGTGGCTTGGCGTACACGTCCCGCCTGCGTTCACGGAGCTGTCTGGGAGTGACGCAGACGAGGCCAAGGCGATCCTCCTCGACATCCAGAGCCGATGCGGTGAGGCGTACGAGGAGCTGGTCGAAATCTTCACCGAGGCAGGCAAGCCCCGGAAGAAGGCGCGTGAGGCCGCACGGGCGGTGCTGCCGAACATGACCAGTTCACCGATGGTCGTGACGGGCAACCACCGTGCCTGGCGGTACGTGATCAAGAACAGGTGGCACGAAGCGGCGGATGCCGAGATCCGAGAGCTGGCAGGCGAACTGCTGCGGCAGCTCCGGGAGATGGCCCCGAACGTCTACCAGGACATCCCCACCACCCCCTACAGCTACGGAGGCTGACATGGCTCAACGAGCGACCGTCGTCAACATGGAGGACCGCTTCATGATCCTCCACGGCGAGCCGATGTTGGACACCGACGAGGGTGTCCTGATCATCCAGTACCAGGACGGCACAAGCCGAACCATCAACTGGGACAAGGTATTTGACTTCTACTACATGAGCGCCGAGGAGACGGCCGCTCTGGGAGATGAGGATGACGATGAGTGAAACCATAGCCGCGCTGGTCGCGGAGATCGACCAGATGATCGAGAGCCGTGACTCGATGATCCGCGCTCAGAACGGCGAGATCGAGCGAGCCTGGGCTGCCTACAACGACGTGAAGGGCCAGTTGGACACGGCCAGGCGGTCGTTCGGTGAGGCGTTCACCAAGGGCTACCGGGGTCCGACCGGACCTGACCGTCCGAACCGGAAGAAGCTGACCGTGCAGGAGGTCAAGGACATCCGGCAGGCGTTCCGGGGTGGCATGAAGCAGCGCGATCTCGCTCGCAACTACGGGGTCAACCCGGCGACGATCAGCCGCACGGTGCGGGGGGTCTACCACTAATGCCAGACCGCGCTCAGGTCATCATCATCGTCCCCCGAGACGGGGCGCTGCCCATCGACGTGCAGGGAGTCAACCTGCGCCGCATGGCGATCGACCTCATGTCGGAGCTGGGCGAGGTGGACGAGAACAGCGTCCGCTACAAGGCCGGCACCGAGGATGCGACCGTCGCATTCGGAGGCGGTGAGGCGTACGTCAGCCTGTGGCAGCACAACGCGATGGCCGCGATGTGGCAGGCCAACCTCAAGGTCTCCAAGGAGATCACCGGACCCATCATCCACCAGGACGAGGTGACCCGCGTCCGTTCTGCAGCTTCGTTCGTCCGCGACATCTACTAGGAGAGAACATGATTGAGCTTGAGCATGAGGTCGGAGGTGACCTCGTCACCATCAACGTAGTTGAAACCCCAGAGGATCTGGACGGGTTCCACGACTTCATCCAGGCCAATCTGCGGTGCTTGGCGGTCGACACAGAGACGACAGGGCTTGAGATCTACAGCCCCGACTTTCGGTGCCGCCTAGTGCAGTTCGGCACGGAGAAGGAAGCGTGGGTGCTGCCGGTGGACGAGAGTCCCACGCAGCTACAGAAGGTCGTGAAGGACTCGATCGACCTGCTCGACAAGATCGTGCTGCAGAACGCCTCCTACGACCTCCAGGTGCTGGATCAGTGCTTCGGGATCAAGATGGAGGAACTCTGGCCGAAGGTGCTCGACACCCAGATCCTGGCCAAGCTGGTCGACCCACGGCCCTACGGGGCCGGCGGGTTCGGTCACTCGCTCGAGGAACTCATCGCTGAGTTCATCTCGAAAGACCAGGCCAAGGCCGTAAAGGGGCTCATGGCGAAGCTCGCCAAGGAGCACAAGACGACCAAGGCGAAGATCTGGGCGGTCATCGATCTGTTCCACCCGGAGTACCTGCTGTACGCCGGGATGGACACGATCTTCACGGCGCGGCTGTGCCGCAAGCTGGCTCGGCTGGTTCCCGACGTGAGTCGGGGACTGGTGCGGTACGAGCACAAGGTCGCTGAGATCTGCAGCTACGTCGACCGCAAGGGCTTCCTGCTGGACGTGGAATACGCCCAGGCGCTGTCCGACAAGTGGCTCTACGAGAAGTCGGTGTGGGAGTCGATCCTGTTCACCGAGTACGGGCTCGACAACCCCAACTCGAACGATCAGTGCGCTGACGTGATCGAGGAGGCGGGCTGGAAGATCAAGGGCCGCACCGAAGGTGGCAAGCGCCAGGTCAACGCTGACCTGTACGACGAGATGATCAAGAAGGGCACGCCAGAGCAGGCGCAGCTCGCGGCGATGATCCAAGAGGCCCAGAAGCTCGGCAAGTGGCGGAACACCTGGGTGCAGAAGTTCCTCGACGTGAGGGACAAGGACGATCGGTGTCACACGTTCGTCAACCCGCTGCAGGCGCGGACCTCGCGCATGTCGATCACCGGTATCCCGGCCCAGACGCTTCCGGCTGGCGACTACACCGTGCGTCGGTGCTTCCTCGCTGAGCCTGGACAGATCATGGGCTCGATCGACTACCAGACGCAGGAGCTTCGCGTCCTGGCGGCGCTCTCGGGTGACAAGACGATGATCGAGGCGTTCCGCACCGGAGCGGACCTGCACCAGATGACCGCTGACGCGGCTCAGGTGCCTCGCAAGATCGGGAAGATGGCCAACTTCCTCACCGTCTACGGCGGTGGCGCGAAGACGCTCGCAGAGCAGGCTGGCATCGACATCGTCACGGCCAAGCGAGTTCTCGACGCGTTCGCTCGGACGTACCCCGGTGTCGCTCGGTACAGCAAGAAGCTCGCCGCCGAGGCGAAGCGGAACGGCTACGTCATCAACGCGGTGGGCCGTCGACTCCCGGTCGACAGCTCGCGCTCGTACTCCGCGCTGAACTACATGGTGCAGAGCACGTCTCGCGACGTGACGTGCAGGGCTCTGATCAAGCTCCACGAAGCTGGATTCACCCCGTACATCCGATTGCCCATCCACGACGAGATCGTGGCCTCACTGCCCGCTGAGAAGGCGGTCTGGGGCGCACAGCGCATCGCTGAGCTGATGGCCGAGACGATGGGGCCGATCACCATCGGCACAGACCCCGAAGTCGGAGGACGGTCCTGGGGCTCCTTGTACGTCAAGGAAGAGGACCGCCCGAACATCACCGACCCGCATCTGCTGGTCGCTGCGTGACACACAGAGGAGAGAGATGAAGGCAGCAGTATCGCTACACGCCCCGCAGGGGCTCACAGACGACCTCGTCGGCAGGGCCGCGTACGAGCTGGGCAAGCTCGGCACGATCATGCCCAACCCACTCAGCGGTGAAGGGGCCATCGAGGTCTTCACCGTCCCCGAAGAGATGAACCCGGCCGGCGCACCGAAGGGTGCGCTGTTCCTCCGGTTCGTCGCAGATCTCATGCCGTACGTCGGCACAACGAAGGAGCACTGATGTCCGAGATCGGAACCGTGGCCGTCGCGGTCAAGCCCGACTTCACCAAGCTGATCGAGGGTCTCCGCATCCTCGCCAGCGAGTTCGCAGTGCTGTCGGCCGACGCCGTCAAGGCGGCTGACGAGTTGGAGGAGGCCAGCGCAGTTGAGTGACGAAGCACCAGACCCGCAGGTTCAGGAGCATGAGTTCTTCGACGTGCTCTACCAGCAGTGGTCGCAGACCACGGACGCCGAGACGGGCTACTGGATGCCCGAGGAGAACTCCGGGATCATCGACATCGTCGCTGTCGATCAGGCCGGCTCGGCCGACCGTAAGCTCATCGCTTCAGATGTCTCAGAGTCAGACGCAGACTTCATCTGCGGCCTGCACGGTGCCATCCCGGATCTGATCCGACGCCTCCATGAGGCGCTCGACCTAGCCGACCGGAAGGACACGGCCAACGACATCGCTCAGGGCCAGCTCGCTGAGGCGCTGCTGGAGAACCACGGGCTGAAGGACCGCATCCACGATCTGGAGCGTCAGCTAGACGCTGTCGAGCCGTCCGCGTGGGCGGATCTGCCGTGAGAAAACTGCCCCTCGGGCCATCCTTCGGGATGGCTCGGGGGGTCTTTTTTTGTGCCTCCTGAATCCATAGGTTTTCTATCCATTTCCTATCTCGGTGCCCGGAGGGAGCCAACCCGGCTCCCCCGGAGGGATGTTGTCGTCGGTCAGGTCGTAGAAGACCTTCTCGATGATCCGCATGTCCACGTACTCCTTCTCGCGGAAGGTGCATGTGACCGAGTAGGTGCCGCTGCAGGTAGACCTCGCCGGATTGACGTGAGATGGAACCGAGATGAGCCGGCCTCGCTGCCAGCTCCCGTCCGGTCGCCTCGGTCCGTCGCAGATGGTCCGGTCCTGAGACCCCAGGAAGCCCCACGGGTCGAACGCACAGCCCTTGTCGTAGTCCTCGTCGGCATTCGCAGTCGGAGCCGCAAGGGTCGCTGCGACCATCAGAGCAGCGATTGTGGACGTGATCTTCAAGGTGAATCTCCTTCTGTTGGTGATTTACTGCGAGCCCGGTCGGGCGCAGTCAAGCGGCGCGAAGGGAAGGAGTCTCTGACCCCTCGACGGAGACCCCCTCCTCTCGCTGGCGGGACAGCATCACCGTCAGGTGAGTCGCTGCCAGGAGCCACAGCGGCGGTATCGCCGCGATGAACATGCCCACGGGTCCGTGCGGCTGTGCGTGGAGCACGTTGCCTACGACAGAGACCACCGAGGAGAGCAAGAGAAGCGCCCAGGCGTACCACCCGTGTCGTCGCAGAGCGACGGTCGCTGTGGTCGCGACGATGACTCCACCGTCGATGACGAGAGGGAGCATCCACGCCTGAGACGACGGCACGCCGTTTCCGGCTGCCAGATCTGTGAGGGCCGTGAACGAGAGCGCGAAGGAGAGTCCTCCGACTGCGACGGTTCCGGCTGTTGCCATTGGTACGGCAGATAGAATCTTCAACGCACCGCTCCTATCGGTGTGAAGTGGCCCCTCGTCTGTTACAGCAGGCGGGGGGTTTTTCAGTCGAGCGAGGTCAGCCTGGCATACGCGTCAAGCGTTGTCCACAAACCCTAAAGATCGGGAACTCGATGTTCAGACTTTGTGAAAGGGCTGTCTTCATGGACAACTGTAACACGTTCTAGTCTGACGACCCTGGCGTAGGCGATCCGATTTTGCGGCTATGCGAACATCGGATACGCTGCTGACATGCGAGTTCTTGGAAGAATCAGATTGTCGAGAGCCACAGACGAGAGCACCAGCGTCGAGCGTCAGCGCGAGATCATCGCCCAGTGGGCAAGCCTCCACGGTCACCAGATCGTCGGCTGGGCTGAGGACCAAGATGTGTCCGGGACAGTGGACCCTTTCAAGGCACCGGCCCTAGGCCCGTGGTTCAAGGAGGACAAGCGCGGGGAGTGGGACATCCTGTGCTGCTGGAAGCTGGACCGCCTCACCCGTAGCGCCATCCGGCTCAGCGCAGTGATCGGGTGGTGCCTCGATCACGACAAGACGATCGTCTCTTGCGGCGAGGAGTACCTCGACATCAGCACGCCGGTAGGCCGACTGATTGCCGGCGTCATCGGCTTCCTGGCCGAGGGGGAGCGGGAGGCCATCAGTGAGCGGACTCTGGCTTCACAGAAGAAGCTCCGAGAGACCGGCCGCTGGGGCGGCGGCAAGATCTTCTACGGGTACAAGGCAGCGGAGCGGCAAGACGCCGCTGGTTGGGAGTTGGTTCCTGACGAGCACGCATCCAAGGTGCTCTACGGGATCATCGAGAAGGTGCTCGCCGGTCAGTCGACCGAGTCGGTCGCCCGTGAGTTGAACGAGGCGGGGGAGATGGCTCCGCTGGACTACCAGCGCCACCGGGCTGGGAAGCCGACCAAGGGCGGCATGTGGAGCAACGCTCACATCCGCCAACAACTGCGGTCGAAGGCTCTTCTGGGGCACATGACGCACAACGGCAAGACCGTCCGAGACGAGGACGGCCTGCCGATCCTCAAAGGCCCACCTCTGATCGATCAGGACAAGTTCGACCAGCTACAGGGAGTGCTCGAAAACCGTTCGTTCACGGTGAGCCAGAGGTCGACCAACGCCTCGCCTCTGTTGAGCGTGGCGTTCTGCGGGATGACGGTGGAAGACGGTGTGTGCGGCAAGCCGCTTCACATCCGACAGCACCGCAGGAACGGGAAGCTCTACCGCTACTACCAATGCACAGGCGGTGCGGACGGGCACGTCAAGACCCACACCGAAGCGAACATCATCAAGGCCGATGAGCTTGAGGAGAAGTTCGAGAACTGGTTCCTCGCCGTCTACGGCGACGAGAGAGTCAAGGAGCAGGTGTTCATCCCTGCGTCGGACCAGTCGGCAGAGAAGGCTGAGCTGGTGCGAGCCGCCCAAGACATAGCTCCGCTGTACGCGGCAGCCGCCTCGGGAACCATGAAGTCTCTCTACCTGAGTCAACTGGAGTCGTTCGACCGCCGCATAGCCGAACTGGACAAGATGCCTACAGAGTCAGCTCGGTACGAGTGGCGCGAGCAGACGAAGACGTACGGGGAAGTGTGGGAGACCTCCACTACCGAGGAGAGGCGTCAACTGCTGATGAAGCGAAAGGTCCGCGCCGAAGTCGCGGTTCCGAAGGGCGATGGACGCTACCGCTCAAGCGGACAGGCGATGATTCACATGTTCGCTCTCGACATCGACATGGAGGCGTTCGAGGCCCGCGCCGCCGAGGAGCGGCGCAAGTACGGGATCCCGGATGACGAGGTGGCTCTGTGAGCGACGTTGATCGCCCGCTACGGGTGACGGTGGGGTATCTGGTAGGCCGTCAGGTGACTCTGGGCCAGATGTTGACCGCGCTGGGGATGTCCCGCAGCACCTACTACGCGCAGATGGAAGCTGGGACGCTGCACAGCGCCGATCACCTCGTAAAGACGGCGCGGCACTTCCACCTCAACCCCGTCGACCTGCTCGTAAGGTACGAGATCGTCACCCTCGATGAGTGTCTGGAAGTGGGGAAGGGGTAATCGTCATTGCGACGATTTGCTGCGGCGCTTCGCCTTCGCCTGCCGGGACTGAGAGCGTCCCCGCCCGCCCCTGGCTGCACCTGAGGATGCGAAGCTGCCGATAGATCCGGGGATCTTCTGATCTGGTTCGACACCGAGAGCCTTGCGGTACGCCGCGTCAGCGGCAGCTCGGGCTTCACGCGCCCTTACGTTCTTGGCTGCGCCCATCCTCGAAGAATACTGATCCCGTCCTCGATCTCGCGGATCCTCCGCTCCTTGGCTTCCAGCGTGGCGGCGAGCCGCCTCATCTCCCGTTTGATCTTGGCCGCGTCAACCACGGCCACGCGGTGCTCTAGCTCCAGATTCTGAATGATGCCCTCGCGCTCGCGAGGGGACATCGCTGCGATCGACTTCATGATCAAATGTTAAATGTCGGGGACGCAAAAAACCCCCCTCCGAAGAGGGGGGAATCTTGCCTAACTCTGACGGGCTCGGAACCAAGCACCGCCGCGTGCTCCAGCGCCGGATGCGAAGCCGATGCCGTAGATGCCGCCGTAGCCACCACCACCGCCGCCGCCAGGGGCTGCGCCGGGAGAACCGTTGCGGCCACCAGCGCCGCCGTTGCCGCCGACGTAGGGCTGCGGGGGATCGCCGTAGGTGATCGTGCCTGGGGACTTGCCCGTGGTTTCGTTGTTCTCCGAGTTGCCTCCAGCACCGCCGTCCACGCTCACGCCGGCCTTGCCTCCGGGGATTGCGGCTCGGTACGTGGCCTGTCCTGGGCTGCCAGCGGCGTACGCCTGAGCCAGAGGACCGCCGTCACCAACGAAGCCGGTGATGGTGGTCGCGTTCTCGGGGAAGTCGATGCCACGGACCAGGGTCTCAGTGAGCCACTGCCCTGCGTCACCGCCCTCACCACCGATCGTGGTCAGGCCGTTGCCGCCTCGACCACTTCCGCCACCGCTGCAGTAGACGCACTCGATGTACTTGGCCCACGTCGGGATGTCGTAGCTGAACGCGCCAGCCGCGTCGATCGAGGTGGTGCGAGGAGCGAAGTACGGGGGAGGAACGTCACCCTCAACGATGCCCAGAGCAGCCACCGGGATGTCACCCTGGTAGTTGATCGAGCTGAACGCGAGGTTGCCGACCCCCGTCCGCACGGCCGAGGGCCGCTGCGGAACCTGAGTCGGGTCAGCAGGAAGCCAGCCAGAGTATCGGCCGACGATCTGGTGCGACCCGGACCCGGTGGGCCGGAACGCGATGGCCAGCACGTCACCGTGCGCCGTCTCTACGCGGTTGACAGCCTGCATGTTGTAGCGGAGTGCCTTCCAGCCGGTGCTGAGCATCGGCAGAAGGTCAGGGCTGGTGTGCAGAAGCTCCATCGTGCTGGTGGCCCGGTTCATCCGGTACACGTCGATGTAGAAGCCCGTGACGTTGGCGTTGCCCTTGCCGAACCACGTCACCGAGCCACGCTTCGCGTCGTCGGGCGCGATCCAGAACATGATCGGCACGGCTGCTGCCGTTGCCGTCACATACGGAGGCTCACCGCCTGGCGTAGACGAGGCGGGGACCGCGAACATCGAGACGCCTGTCGGATCCATCCCGGAGTCGAACGCCTTGTTGTTCCTGATGCCGAGGACCGCGTTGTTCCACTCACCGATCTGCACGCCGGTATCGGCCTGCTGCGAGGTGTTCGAAGCCGCGTTGGACACGTCAGCGATGGACTTCGGCCCGGTGGGCGGTCGTCCCGTCAGACCGCCCCAGATGCCACCGAGAACGTCACCGATCGTCTGTGCGACGTGAGAAGCCTGCTGCTGCACCTCGACCCACCAGTCCTTGACCTGCTGGACGGCCTGGTTGATCGGGGTGACGAAGATCCCGCCGAGGATCTCCATGATCTGCGTCAGTTCCTTGGAGACGATGTTGAACGTCTGCGACACCCAGTGGTCGAAGTCTCCGGTCAGGAGCGCCCGAGGCAGGTTGGCGAGGTTGGCGAGGATCGTCCCGACAGCGGTAGCGATGTCGATGAAGTCGTCATCGATCGTTCCGGGGATCAGGTTCTTGAAGTACTGCAGCGATTCGAGGGGGAGTCGACTGAGCTGCTGCTGCAGGATTGCAACGGCGCTGCCTGAGGTGGGCAGCGGCACCGAGAACATGTTCTTGATGACGGTCTCGTTGTAGTCCTGGCCGAACTTGAAGTCACCCCCGCCGATGACGAAAGCGCCACCGGCATCGAGAGCGCCCTGAGGCGTCGTCGGGTAAGTCGTCACGTCATCTCCTCTGGTTGTTCACGACTACGCGGAGCCGATCTCCTTCGATGCGCTCGACACGCTCGGTGCGTAGCTCCTCACGGAGACCGCTGATGTCGCCCTTCACATCTCGCACGTCGGTCTTCACGTCCTTGACATCGGAGATGGCCTGCCTCACGGCAGCCACCAGCTCATCGATGTCGTCGCGGAGGTTGGTCGAATGGTCGTTGGATACTTGGTTCTTGATCTCACCCAACTGCCTGCCGTGCTTGCGCTGGTTGAGCCAGACGGGGAGCACCGTGCCTCCTAGCCCACACAGGGCGATGAACGCGAGAAGCGCCACCTCCCAAGGGGTGTCCGGGTTGAACAGCCCATTCATTCTGTGAACTCCGCAGCCTTCGCGGGGCCGGGACGGTCGTCGGGGATCATCCCGGCTTCTCGGTACTGCTGGATCATCGCTTGGTTCTCCTGCTGGGTCAGTTGCCGGATGTTGGGGATACGCACGGGCTCTGGGTCCGGTGCGTCCATCTCCACCCATCTCGCGGCGTGGTTCATGTCGTGTCGCTGGCCACGGAAGGCCGGCTGGAACTTGATCTCCTGCTGGGGGAGCTTGCTGACGTGGATGTTCCCGTTCTCATCAGCAAGCGCCCTCAGGGAGTCAACGTGCCGAAATCCGCACTTCCACAGATGCTCTGACCAACCCGCGAGGTATCCGGGGTGCGTGATCGCACCTACACCGCCCGCCATCGGCAGGTTGCGTAGAGCCCAGACAGCGTGCTGCTTGGGGTCTCTCGGGTCGTGGGAGTCTTGCGTGGGAATGCTCATTCGGCGGTCCTTTCTGTTCGGTTAACACCCGTGTTCCGGTGGTTACGGAACAAGGGGGTTTAGAGAATCCCCGCTTGGCCCATAGCGCCGTTGAAACGCTTGAGTTCTTCGAGGACGTGGAGAGCTGGGTTCTTCGCTTCGCGGTAGCCGATCTCGATCTCGGGCGGCTGTGGGCCGTCCTTGTCGATGTGGAACTTGATCCGCTTGATCCGCTCTACGAACAACTGATCCTCGATCGGGTAACCGAGGACAGATGTGCCGACGCGATCACCAATCCAGCAGTGCCCATAGGGCTTTGGTGCGAAGATGTACGGTGACGCGTCAGACACCTTGAGCGTGTGCGCCGTCCTGGCGCGAGTCCGGTGGATCTCGGCAGCCACGGAAGCGAACGCCGACAGGGTGAACGCCTTCATGGACGAGTCGGCCATGTTCTCGAAGTAGTGGAAGTCACCGAGACCGGTGACAACGTCTTCGAGCCCAGCGATCGGGAGCGAGACACCCATCGCACGGAGCGTGGGGATCTCCATGAACGCACCGAACACGTCGGTGTAGATCGGCTGCAGGACAGCGTCTATCGTTCCGCCCAGACCAGGCAGGTCGATGAAACCGCCCAGCGACTGGTTGATGAACGAGGTCAGCAGATCCCCGCCCATGTTGATCAGGCTGCTGATCCCCTCGTTGATCCCCGGAGCTGAGGCACCTCCTGCCAGGAAGGAGGTGTCAGTGGCCTCGTAGTACGAGAACTCACTGGACTTGATGCCGGTGAGCATCCCCTCCTCGAACACGACGTGCGGAGCACGCGGGCTGGTGCCCAGGAAGTCAGGCCGGTAGTACTCGCCGGGGAACGTGTAGTCCCCGGTGAACACGTCGACACCCTCGACCTCGCCGTTGCCGGTGAGATTGACGATGGCCCTGACGAATCCGGTGAGCCACGAACCGCCGAAGGCGGTCTGGGTGCCCCAGCCGCTGTTGTCCTCGATGTCCCATACGACACAGCCATCCCTCAGGGGGATGAGCTGCAGCAGATCCTCGATCGGATCGATGCCCCAGATGCCCTTGAGATCGTTGAACGGATGCTCGTCTCGGCCGTGGATGTACCGGCGACACGTCAGCGTGAGCTGGTGGTCTTCGAGTAGCTGCTTGGCCGTCTCGTAGAACGTCCCGAACCGGGAGAAAACCATCGAGACCGGGCTGTTGTCCGCGAAGAACGGGAACGGCTTGACGATGTTCCGCCAGTTTGCTGGGTTGAAGCTCGGACCCATCCACTCGTTGATGTCCGTGGGGTCATCGGGGAGCGTCCACAAGCTCGTTTCAAGCCTGAGGAGGTTGACGAACAGCGTGACCAGCAAACACCACTTGGCAGGGCCGAAGATGATCCAGATCTTGGGAAACTGCAGCTCAGGACGCAAGAACGGGTTGCACCAGACCCTGATGTGCTTCGTCTGCTCGAAGTCGTGCAAAAACACGACCTCGAGATACGAGTCACCGGAGTCGGTCTTGATGACCCGGTAGTGATCCATCATCCCGGTCCATCGAGCGCCTTGCTTCTCGATGTTGAGGATGACGTTTCGCTTTGCTCGTCCCCGGTGGTTCATCACCCACTTGGCGAGGTAGTGCGCCAGTGGAAGGTGCAGCGTGGCCGGCGTGGTCTCGTTCTCTGCGAACTCCCACTCGATCATCCGCTCGCCAGCGACCTCGCCCCTCAGGCGGAAGTCGCCGTCGCGCAGCTCGATCAGCGGAGCCTTGAGTCGCTCCTGCTCTCGCTTGCAGCGCCGAAGCTGGATCTTCTTCCACAGATCCTCGGACTGCTGGACTGTGCTGAGGCCGCTCATTCGAGACCCCAGCAGCGCGTCCACGGCCTCGGGAGCCGAAGCGAGATGATCTGTCCCGGAGCGCATCCGCTCGCCTCGATGACGAACTCACGGCCCTCGGTGTACGGCGGGATACCGTTGCGGAACCGGACCCCGTTCATGCGAGCCCAGACCTGCGAGCCAGACTCAGAAGCGATCTGCTCCTCGCGGCGGTCGGTGTCGATGATGCAGTTCTCGCCGTAGATGAGCCCCGGCGTCTTGAGCCGGCGGTTCTCGAACTCGGGATCCTCGAACGAGTAGTCCGGGATGACGAACTGCGTGAACGGAGCCTTCTCCCAAGGGATGTCGATCCCCGGAGGGAACGGCCAAGGGAACTCGGGGATCTGCTCGGTGGAACCGGGCACGGCCCACTTCGGGAAGATGTACTGGTCGGTGGGGTTCAGACCGCCCTGCGAGCGGTCGACCTTGATCGTCAACGTCTCCTGGGGGAGCTTCTCCCACGGCCACTCGCCGGGGAGATCGATCAGTTGCGGTGTGAAGCGAGTGTCGGTCTTGGTCTTGACCGAGATGACCTTGTCGTCCTCGTACCAGAACGGGTCGTACGCGATGCACGACATCACCGTGAGGTTGATGCTGTTGCCACGCGGGTCGGTCTTCATCTCGACCTTGGGGGACTCGAAGAGCGCCAGGTGGAGATACCGGGTGCCAGAGTCCGGGGTGGTGACGTAGAGCTTGCATACGCGGTTGAACGCCCACGCCTTCCGCCACTCGCTGTCGCGAGACAGCCAGGACTTGGGTCCGATCTTCGAGTCGTTGAGGATCTGAACCCCGAAGACGATGTCGCGCTTCAGGATTCGATGGTTCAAGTAGCGAGCGCCGGGGTAGTTCCCCGGCTCCTCAATCACGACCTTGACGGGAGGGTCGTAGAAGCAACCCTCCACGTCTGTGGCCAGGAACACGCCCTGGTCACCGGTCGTCAGATTGAAACGCTCACCATTGACACCTTCGAGTTCAACGATGGTGTCGGTGATCAATGCCTACCTCCTAGTGGGTGTCAAGTTGGACGCCTACTGGCGGCCGGTAACGGTGAGAGACTGCGTCTTCTCCTGGCGATCCTTGATGTCCATCGCCTCGTCCACAGACCCGATGTTGAAGACATACTTGATGCCTTCGCTGAGAGCCTTGCTGACGAGTCCGTTGCCGGAAATGCCGATGTCCGAAAGGAACTGGGAAGAAGTTGCCTTGGCGAAGTCGACGGGGACACCCATCGTCTTGCCGAGCGCCTCGCCCATCACCGTGTTGATGTCGTCGGCCTGATCGCCGTACTGCTTCTGGTACTTCAACTGGTCTAGCTGCAGACCGAGCTGGTCCTTCTGCAGTCGCAGATCCTTGGCTCGCGCCTGAGCCGCCTTCTTGGCGGCGTCGTCGGTAGCCTGCTTCGCCTCGATGTCGGCCTTCTTGGCCTCGATCTCCAGCTCCTTCTTCTTCATCTCCAGCATGTCGGACTGCTGCTTCAGATCGCCCGTGGAGGGCGCTCCGAGAGCTGGGTTCGACGCGGTTTCCGAAGCGAGACTGGACATGTCGGTCTTGAGGTCGGTGATCCCCGTGGAGAGACCTGCGACCTGCTGCTGGGCCTGACCGAAGTTGAAGTTCAACTGTGGCATCGGACCATCACCGAAGACGCTCTTCGCGACCTGCATCAGTTGCCTGACCTGATCGAGAACACCGCCCTGGCTGGCGTTGATGCCGTCAGCGAACGCACCACCGATGGCCTCACCGGACTTGCCGACAGCCGTCCAGCCGGAACCGGAGAACGGACCCTCGGGGGCCGGGGAGTGCGGGAAGAAGTTCTTCACCGCGTTCATCAGGCCGCTCGCGGCGTCCTTCACCGCACCGAACATCGACTTGATGCCGTCGATGAAGCCAGACACCAGAGCCTTACCGGAACTGACTAGGAAGCTGCCCAGGTCACCCAGAGCGTTCTTCACCATGCCCGGAAGCTCCGCAGCCTTCGCTGCGATGTCCGACGCGCCCTGAGCGAACCCAGAGACCCATTCGGCCACCTTGGCGGAAACCTCAGCGAGGATGCCGAGCAGGCTCGACAGTGCGCCGAGCAGAGCGCCTCCCACGGACACGCCCACCTGAATGAACGCTGCCGCGAGCTGGATGATGATCTGGATGATCGGCATGATCACCGGGAGCATCTTCACGAACGACTGCACCAGCGAGACGATCGGCGGAACGAGCTGCACGATCGACGGGACCAACTGGATGAACGCAGGGATCAGCGAACCGACGATGGTCGGAACCAACTGCAGCACAGCACCGACGATCTGGCCGAACGCCGTAGCGAGCTGCGGGATGTACGGAGCGAGCTGAGAGACGATCGTGTTCGCAAGCTGAGCGAACGACGTGACCAGCCCCGGCAGCATCGGCGCGAGCGTCTGCAGCGCCGTGGTGATCGCCCCGCCGAGCAGGGTTGCGACCTGCGTGAGCACGGGGCTCAGAGCTGTCATCGCTCCGGTCAGCAGAGTGCCGAGCGTGTCGGCCAGCGTGGTGAACGCCGGCGTGAGAGCCGTAACGATCGGAGCCAGAGCGGTTCCCAGCGTGCCGAGCACGTTGAACAGCAGGTTGGAGAACGAGGTCAGAGCGGGCATCAACGCGATCAGGAGGTTCCCGAACCCGTCGATGAACGTCGACATCGACGGCCCCATCTTGCCCATCGCCTCGACACCGGACACCAGGAGCTTGTTGAACAGGTTCCCTGCGGAGTCGGTGACCATCTTGAGGCTGTCCAGCGCGGAGCCGAGAGCCCCGCTGGAGGTGATGCTGTTGACCGCCTCGTTGAAGCCGTTGGCGAAGTTCTCGATCGTCCCGGACAGGTTGCCGAAGGACTGAGATCCCGCCGTGGACAGGTTGATCCACGCCGTGGAGAGCGTCTGCATCGGACCCTGGAGCTGAGAGAACAAGCCGGCCGAGTTGGCCAGCATCGTGTTCAACTGAGCGATGCCCTCGTTCGAGGAGAAGGCGTTGACCATCCCCTGGAACATGTTCGACAGGCCGTTCGCGACGGTCGCCATGCCGTCGCCCAGCGGACCCATCATCTTCGAGACCTGCTCGACCATCGGGGCGAGTCGCTGCTCGAAGACTGCGGAGACCTTCTCCTTCATCGCGTCGAGGAGCGGGTTGAGAGGCTCCATCGCCTTCTTGATGCCGTCGAGGCCCAGTGCGATGGCACCGCCGCCTGCGGCGAACGCTGACACCAGCGAGGGGAGCGCGGCCAGCGCCGTGGCCACCAGGCCGATGACCGGTGCCGCCAGGGCGAAGACGCCCACGGTGATGGCCATCATCCGGGACATGCCCAGGATCTTCTTGCCGGTGTTGCCGAACTGGTTGCCCGCCTTCTCGGCCTCGTCACCGGAGCCCTGGAACAGCCGGGTCAGGCTGGAGAGGATTCCCCCTCCATCGCCGTCACCGCCGCCGCCCCGGAGGGCGCGGAACGACGCACCGAACTTCTTCACCGCGCTGGTCGCGTGCTCGTTGGAGTCGCGGACAGCCATCATCCAGCTCTTCCACCGCGCCGCGTTGGCGCTGAGCGTCGAGTCGCCCTGACGCAGCCACTGCTGCTGGAGCTTGAGAGCGTCGGTGAACTCCCGCATCTTCGCGATGCGGGCCTTGATGTCGGCGTAGGTGTGGTTCAGGAGCGGACGCTCCTGCTGCATCTGGTAGACCGACTCCCGGATACCTGCGTTGTACTGGCGGGTGCCCTGCGCGGCGAGCCGGATGGCACGCCCGGAATCAGCGATGCCCGAGCGGGCTTCACGCCACGCGGCAGCCCAGCGGCTGATGCTCGCTGTGCTGTCCCTGACGGCCCGATCGATGTCGGTGGTGTCATTGCCAAGGGAGCCGCCGTTCGCGCCTCCAGCGCCCGCTGAGCCACGGTTGTTCTGGTTCACCTGGACGGTGACGCCCTGGCGTCCCTCGGCTCGCATCGTCGCGAGCATGGCGCGGAAGTCGGTGAGCGCCTTGGCCGTGTCGATCTCGACGTTGACCGGGACGTTGCCCTCTTCGCTCTTCTCGATCGCTTCGAGCTTTTCCTTCAGCTCCTTGCGGAACTTGTCCGTATCGGGGGAGACCCGGATCGAGATCCGGCCTACCTCAGTCCCGCCTGCTCCTGCCATCGCGTTCGGCCCTTCTCTTTCTGGCAGCACGCATCTGGGTCGCGACCATGTGTGCGAACGTGCCTGGCTTGTTGACCTGCTCTTGCAGGGAGGTCTTCTTCTTCTTGGGAATGGGGAAGGGTGTCGGCGGCTTCGGCCGAGTCTTCGAGTGAGCTGCGACGTAGGAGTACTGCAGGGCTCGCACAGCGTTGACGATTGCGACCATCGCGTATCGCGACTCGTCCCAGCCTCGGAACTGAGGGCCACCCTGCTTCTCGGCGTAGAAGCGCGAGGAGTACGGCAGCTCCTTGATCAGCACCAGAGCCTTCTTCGGAGTCAGGCGGGCCTCGGGAACGAAGATGTCCCCGAGGTCCACGCCGTACTCGTCGTACAGGTCTGCGAAGATCAGATCGCCGTAGTCGTCAACTAGCTCTGCGAGCGTTCGGCTTCCCCCGGCTGCGTGGTCTCCATCCACTTGCCGAACACGGCCAAGGTGAGGGCCACGTCGTCAGCGAGGATGTCGCAGAGGATCTCTCCGAGACGGTCGCTGTCTGCGACCAGGCGGATCAGCTCGACGGCGATGCCGGCGGTCTTCTCCATGTGAGCCAGGCCCAGCTCTTCCTCGGGGATGGCCTTGCCGTTCTCGTCCTTCGTCGCGGCGTCCAGCGAGTCGATCAGGCTGAACACCTTGTCGCGGCGCAGCTTCGGCACCCGCAGCACGTTGCGGAGCACGACCGAACCTTCGGCCATGTCGACGGTGACGGGCGCGAACTCGCGCTCGACCTCTTCGCGGACAGAATCAAGAGTGAATACGTTTCCCATGTGGCGAACCTTTCAAGTGTGTTGGCGGGCTTAGGATTTGGCGGGAGGAGGGGGAGGCAAGGCCCGCCAAGGAAACCTCCCCCTCCGGGGATGACACCCGAGTGGGTGTCAAGTTTGTGCTACGGAGTCTCTTCGACGTTGAAGAGATCCTCGTTGATCCAGGTGAACAGCAGCTCGTCCTCGAAGTCGAGGTACGTGAAGCGCACCGGGAGCGCGGCCAGGTCATCGATCGGCAGCTCGATGCTGTCGTCGCGCTTGACGCTGGACTTGCTGGCGTGATGGCCCAGACGCAGGTCACCATCCTCGATCACGACCAGCACGGCACGCTCGTTGGTGCCGCCCTTGCCGTCGTAGCCGAAGACACCAGGCGTGGTGGAGGCGTTCTCGCCGTAGTACAGCGACAGCGCGTCCTCATCGAACTGGTGCAGGACGATCGTCAGGTAGTCGATCGGATCCTCGGAGGTGATCTCGCGGAGCTTCTTCTTCTGCCAAGAGCCCTTGACCTCGGAGTCGCCGCCCTCGAAGCCGAACTCGGGGAGCGTGCCTCGGCTGGTGTGGCCGACGCTCGTCCAACCGGTCGCGCCTGCGGCCCAGGTCTCGGGCTTGCTGAGGTCGATGGTCTTCAGTGCGGAGGGGGTCGGAGCCTGCGTGCCGGGGAGGCCGGTGTAGACGTAGCCGACCGCAGCGGTCAAAACTGCATCGTCGTTTTCTGCCATTGGGATACCTTTCGGTTAGGTGGTTCTCGGACTGCGGACGCCGAGCCTGATCAGACCCTGGATGCGCCAGGAGTCCTGGTAGAGAGAGCTAAACTGGGTAGCTCCCATCGTTTCGTACATGGACTGCAATCTCCCTGCGGGAGTTGACTTCTGAGTCCGTACTGCCTCGTACAGAACGTCGAGTGCCTGTTCGTACAGCTCCTCGCATTCGATGAGACCCTCGGTCGAGTAGGCAGACATCTCGATCACCGGCAGCGTGTGCAGCGTCGGGGCGTCGGGGTTTCTGATACCGCCGATGCGCCTGACGTTGACCATCGGGAACTCCCGGTAGTCGATGTCGGGAACCCATGTCGTGACCGCCACGCCTGGGAGCCCCTCCCTGAGGAGAGGGGCCACGATCTGCTGTACGCGGGGCAGGCTCATCGCTTACCTCGCTTCCGGCCGCTGGAGACGGCCATAGACCCGCCGGCTCCTGAGCCGAGGGTGATGATGTACAGGCCCGAAGGGGCTTTGGTGATCCGGCCGTACTTCTCTGGAGCGAAGTAACCGGAGGGGAAGTGGCCGAACTCGATGGCCATCGGGTCGGTGCCTTCGAGGTTGATGAACGAGTCGACGGTCCCGTGGGTGACCGTCACGCGGGTGACGTGTTCCGGCCCGGAGATCTTCGTGTGCTCGCTGGACTGCCTGGCGGCAGACAGCCGTGCGTCGGAGCGTTTGCCGCCCTCCTTGGCCTCTTCCCGTACGGCCCTGATGGTGTCGACGTGGTGGGCTGCAACACGATTCGCGTTCTTCCAGACCTTCGCCATCAGTACCTCTTGATGGTGTAGTCGACCCGAGACAGCGCAGGGGATGACTCGTAGACCGTGGCGTCTCCGAACAGCGCCCAACGCTGGCCGCGCCACTCGATCTGGGTCTGCATCCCGAGGATGCCGTGGTCCCTGGTGAACGAGCGCGGGAAGCGCATCCGGTAGACCTTCTCGGACTCGTAGCCCTCGTTGTCCTGCTCGGCACGGCGAGCAGAGGTGCCCGACTGGTTGGCCACCTGGAGCCGCGCTATGGCGGGGATGCCGACCTTCGAGGGCTGGGTCTTCTTGTTGCCGTCCTTGTCGATGACAAGCTCTTCGGGGTAGACGGTGACCGGCTGATACCGGGCACCCGTGTCGAGGAGGCTCATGGGCTGTCCGTGACGTAGGTGGCCTTGGGCTTGGGAGCGCGGGAGACGTTGCCCCACTCGATCCGCCAGTCGTGGACGCAGAAGCACACCGGAGGGATCGCTTCGTGCTCGCACAGCGAGTTGTCCACCTGATCGGGCGTAACCGCCTGCGTGCCAGCCGGATAGATGATTGGGGCGCGATGAGCATCGCCAGCGACGATCATGTCGGCAGCACGATCGTCGGGGAGATCACAGACATCCGGGAGAGTCGGTTGACTCCGAGGATCTGCCACTCCTCGTCGTTGACGCTGAGCTTGCCCGTACTCAGGTCCGCCTGGATCTGGTAGGTGTACGAGCCATCGGTCTCCGACATGTAGCCCTCGGGGTTACGCACAAGGCGCAGAACCACATCGGCTTCGATGTCGATCAGGTCAGCCTTGAACGTCGGGTTCGCCGCGACCTTCAAGTCGAGGTCCGGGATCCGGCGTCGGATCATCCGCTCGACCTGTGCGAGCCGGCGCTCGATAAGCGCCATCACTTCGGGCTCGGGCTCCTTGGCCCAGAGCACAACTACGTCACTGGCCTTCGCGAATGCCATTGGCTACTCCCCTGTCTGGCGTGCTTCTGCCTGGTACGCGGCAGCAGCCTTGTCGGCCGCGATCTGGGCCTGGGTGCGCCTGATGCGCTTGGGCTTGGGGGCGGGTAGGGCGTCGGCGGCTTCCCAGCCGCTGGTCTTGATCAGACGCTCTGCGAGTTCGTCATCGACCTCTGCCACACCGCCGTTGAGGGTGCATCGGATCTGCATGTGGTCCTTTCGTGGTGACACCACCGAGCGGGCGGGACTTGCGAAAGCCCGCGTTAGTCCCCGGCATCAGGGGAACCCGCTCAGTGGGTGTCAAGTTGGAACTAGGCCGTGACGATGTTGGTCAGCTTGACGAACGCCTGCACGTCGTTGATGTGCAGGGCGTACTCAGCCTCGACACGGACTGCGACGAGGTTGTGCTGCCACAGCGACACGAACTCGGGAGCCTGAGGCGTGCCGAGGTTCAGGGTCGCCTGATCGGTAACGTCGAAGCTCAGCCCGCCGACCTGTCCCCAGATGATCTGGGAGAAGTCGCCCATGTAGCCGAGGGTCGTGCCCTCCGCGACGTGGTCGCTCAGGATGGTCGGACGAGCGACGATCCGGCCGCTACGGAACGGGCTGGAAGCCTCGCCGTAGGTGGACTCGATGAACAGCGGACGGCCGTTCTGGTCCTTCGCGCCGTTGAGGATCGGCTCGACCTTGTCGTCCAGAAGGGTTGCGGTCCACTTCTTGTCGTCGTCCACCAGAGCCTTGAGGCCGGTGACGGCCACCGCGTCGTACACGGTGAGGTCAGCGGAGCTGTTGCCCGCGCCGCCCGGATCGACCAGCGAGACCTTCTTGAGGGTCTGGGCCATGTTGGTCGGGAACGGGCTACCAACGCCGTCCAGAGCCGCCGAGTCGAACTTCATCGCGAACGCGGTCGCGACCTTGGTCCGCATGGTGCCCAGGTAGTTGGCGGGGTTCGCACGGACGGTTTCCGCCGACGCCACGAAGATCGTCGCGATCTTGTGGGGGGCGATCGTCTGCGAGGTCATGTTGCCCTTGGTGATGGGCTTCATGTCGCCTTCACCGATCCACGACGCGCTCACGTCACCGATCCAGTGGGGGATCTTCTGACCCGTGGTGCCCATCGGCACCTTGCGGGCGAACTGCTGAACGATCGAGGTCTTCTCGGCCTCAGCGAAGTAGTCCTGGGCCTCTTCGGGATCGAGGTAGCCCTTGAACATCGTGTCGCCGGTCTGCGCGATCTGCGCGTGGTCGACCTCGAAAGCGGTGCCTGCAGCCATGTTTGGCCTTTCTGTGTGGTGAAACTAGGAGGGATGAAGCGGGGGACTAGCGGGAGCCAGCGCCCTTGGTGACGGCAGCTACGAGCGCACCCATGAGCTTGTCGCCGTTGAGAGGCAGCGGATCCTTGCTGCCACCACGACCCTGAGTGGGGTCGAAGAAGGCGTTGGAGTTCGACTTGAACCCGCCAGCCAGGTCGTAGGCAGCCTTTGCGGATGCCTCGATGGACTCCTTGTCTTCGCCCTGCAGGAACGACGCGAACGCCTGAACGCGCTCGCTCGGCACCTTGAGTGCGAGAGAGGTCTGGAGCTTCTCCAGCTCGATCCAGGCTTTGCCCAGGTCGTTCTGGAGTTCGGTGTACGCGGTGTCGCGAGCTGCGAGTTCAGCTTGATGCTTCACGTTCAGCTCACGGACAGCGGCGTCAACCGCGTCCTTCTTTGCCACGCGAGCCGCAGCGGCCTCGTCGCGGAGCGACTTGACGTACGCCTCATCGAAGACCTTCGGCGTCTGCTCCGAGGCTGGAGTCTCCGGGGCTCCGGTGGTCTCGGTGACGGCGGGGGTCTCAGTGGTGGTGTCGGACATTTGTTTTCGCCTCCTGGGCTATTGGGTGTTACGCCGCCAGGGCGTAAGATGGGATGGTGATCTCGCCTCTGTCGAGGCGTCGTCGGAGAGCGTTGATCGTCTCTCGGTTCATGTTGTCGGAGCGGGCCTCACCTGAATCGATCAGTTTGCTGGCTTCCTTGCCAGCGTCGATCCAGAGCTTCAGTGCTTCCTTCTGGGCGGTCAGCCCTGGCCAGTTCTCCTTGTCGAAGACCGGGAACGCGAGGCAGTCGCACCCTGCGTGCCACTGCTCTACCTCGTCCTTGGTCTCTTCCCGGAACTTCTCGGGATCCCAGCCGGCCTCTTCCCAAAGGTCGAGCACGGTCTGGTTGTCGAGGTTGATGCCTGCGCTCCGAGCCTCGTAGTACTCGGGTCCGCGTGAGATGAGCATCAAGCACCAGGCGCATGTTTCGCGTCCTGTCGCCACCCTCGCCCAACCCTGAACGATCCGTTCGGGGTCGTTCTTGACAGCGCCGATGATCTGTCGGCGTCCTGCCATCTCGACTTCGCGAACAACCGACAAGGCCAAGCGAGTCACCGCAGCGTTGGGGGAGTCTGCCTGAGACATCCCCGCCCGTGCGGGCTGCATGTTCTTGACGAACCACTCGAACTTGAGCTGTGACTGCAACCTCTCGTTGCGGTCGAGCCCAGGATGGTGGCGTTCACGTTGCGAGTCGTAGAAGGTCCGACCGAGGGCGGCACTCTCGGAGTACCGCCGCTCGACTTCGGGGAACAGCGCGGCCAGCAGCTTGAGCCAGTCCGCTGTCGCTAGGACCGGGCCGGTGAACAGAGATGCGAATCGCTGCACATAGGCGGCTAGGCCGGCGGTGATGGCGTACTGCGCTGTGGCGTACTGCTCTGGGGTCACGTCGAAACGACCTGTGCCTCTACGGGCTTGGCCGTCTTGCCGTCAGCGGTCTGAGCGATCGGCTTGGGTGCGCCGTCAGTGCCGCCATCGGTGGCGTACATCGTGCCGACGAGTCCGAGGCCCATAGCGGCCTCTCGCTCGAACATGCCAGCCATGTCCTTGCGCTGCGCTTCCGAGTAGCCCATGTCGATCTGCGCCTGCTCGCGGGGGATGACGCCCTGACCGTTGTTGTAGAGCTTCACCGCGCCGTCAGCCTTCGCCGCGTACGTCGGGGTCGCGGGGTCGCGCCAGACCGTCTCCATGCGGAGCATGTCGGGCTTCACGTCACCGCCGTGAACCATGCGCCAGGCGAGGCGCATGGCCTCTTCCCAGGCACCTCCGAAGAGCAGGTTCTTCTTCTCGATCTTCTTGATCAGACGGCTCTCCGAGGCGCGGATGGCCTCAGCGGATGCCGGGTTGTCAGCAGCGGTGCTCAGGTACTGGGGCGGTAGTCCCGTGTACGCAGCGACCTGCTTGGCGATCTGATCGAGAGCGTTGGTGAAGTTGGCCAGCTCGGCTGCCGAGAACTGCTGGATCTTGCCCTCAGCGTCCTCGAAAGCGAGGATGCGTGCGAGGTAGGCGTCGAAGAACGTCTGCCCCGTCTCGGGGTCCACACCGATCTCTTCGGGCTTGATGCCGAAGATCAGGCGCTGGGGGACACCCATCAGCTCTGCAGTCGCCTGCATCAGCATCAGGATGCGAGCCGCAGCGTCGGTCATGGACCGCAGCTCGGGCGTGATCTCGCTGGTGCCGTACAGGTCCGAGAGCCGCGTGCGGTTGGGCAGCGGGACAACGGGAACGGCCATCAGGCCGTGCGTCTGCTGGAACCAGTCCTGCCACTCGCCGTCAGCCTTGAACCACCCGAAGGTGTCGGTTGGCGTGTACAGCGTGGCCGACTGGATCTCGTTGCCCTTATCGTCGTACGAGACCCGAATGGCCTGGGACACACGGTTGATCCGAGGATCGATCTTGGCGAACATCCGCGTAGGCGGTTCCACCCGAATGATCGGGGTCTTCGGATCCCAGCCCAGGTCGATGTTCGGGTCTGGCATCGACAGCGTGATGTAGCTGCGACCGTGGACGTAGGCGTCGGTGTAGCCGAGGGGAGCCTCGATGTCCAGGTTGTTGGCCTGCCACCACTGCCACATCTCTTCGTCGGTCTCTTCGGCGTCTCCGACGCGAAAGCCCTCTACTGCCTGGCGTTCTGCGATCGAGTCGACGTAGAGTCGCGGGTAGCCGACGTGGGCCAGGAGGGACTGCATGGACGGGGGGACCGTCACTCCGATGGCTTCTGGCCTGCGTTCGGCATCGTAGTAGCTGGTGTTGCTCTTGAGGTTGCGTACCGATTCCTCGAACGCCGAGACCATCTCGTCTCGGGCGATGGCCGGATCAGCGATCTCTTCCTGTCCGGGGAGTGGAGCGGTCATCGAACCATCACCACCCGCCCGCTACGGGCTCTCTTGCTCATCAAATAGTCCTGTCTCGCACCGAAACTCAGGACAGCGCAGACGGCAGCGTCGATCTTCTTGCTGCTGTCCTTGGTGACCTTGCGAATCGAGATTGCGTCGTATGTCGTCGGGTGCCTCTTGGCGTTGAGGACGTGCTGCCTCAGCACCGGGTTGTTGTCGTGCCAGACCTCGCCTTCGATGACCGCGTCCTCCAGGCGCTCGCAGTCGAACGCGAATCGCTTTGTCTGACCGCGCATGTCGAATGCGACCGGGTTGTTCGGAGAGGCGTTGACCTTGAGCTTCTTCTTGTAGGTCCGACCCCACTGGTCGACGTACGCCTCGAACTCCTTCACGTCGGCGCGGAAGGCGACAACGTCGTACTTGGCGAACGCGGAGTGAACAGCGGCGTCCACGTCTTCGCGTGGCACCTCGCCGCCGTACTTCTCGGGATCCCAGATCTGGATGACGAACAGGAACCCGTCCGAGATCCGGCAGCCCACCAGGGCCGTCCAGTCGTTGGACTTCGAGCCGTCGAAGCCGAGCGAGATCTTGTCGCCCTTGGCTGGCGGCGCGAACTCCGTGCCGTACCTGAGCTTGTACTTCTTCGGGTCTGCGAAGCAGCGGTCCCACTCTTGCGGGGACAGCCACGAATCCTCTGAGGCGTTGACCTGATTGAGGAACTTGCGGCGCGACTCGGTGATGACGTTCTTGGTCGACAGGATCGACTTGATGATGTCGTCCACCGGGAGCCAGGTGCTGTCGCCTCTGGCGATCAGGATGCCCTCGCGGAGCTTGGCGACACCTTCCGCGAATCCGACCGGATCCTCCTTCTCGGAGGGGATCTCGGAGATCGGGGTATCGGCCGGCGCTTCAAGCGCGTCGTACATCGCCCCTGTGTCCACGCTCTTGCCTGAGAGCACGTCCTGGTACTCGACGTACGCCTTCTCGGCTACCGTCTCCGTACCGGGGATGTGGGCGTTGCAGATGCTCAGCGTGCGAGCGCCCTCGACCTTGGTCATGTTGCCCTCGATGACCGATGCCATCGAGTGGCCGTCGTTGACCTTGCCGTCTGGCCCCTGGCCCCACCACTGCGTCTCGTTCTGAACGACGAACGTCGGGCGGTTACCCTCCATCGACGCGGGGCTTGAGGTCGCTGCTTCGATGCGTCCTGCGCCGCCGTCGCTGTAGATGATGAAGCGGTTCACGTCGAGCTGGTAGTCGGCCTTGAGCTTCTTGGAGATCATGACCGGGAACAGCGAGAAGGTGTTCTTCGTCTGGTCCTGGGAGACAGCGGCCACGGTGATCCAGGGCGCGTTGCGCCGCTTGCCGACCGGGTTGCCGTCAGAGTCGAAGTGCGAGAACGCTACTGGGCCGCAGAGTTCCGCTAGGCAGAGTGCTGCTGTGAACGGATCCTTGCCCCAGCCCTTGAGCCGGCGGATCACTCCTTCGCGGTAGACGTACTGCCCTCTGTCGTCTACTGCGTACCACCAGAGGACCAGCCGTACCTGCTCGTCGGTGGGGATGAACATGAGGTCGTTGACCGCGATGCCAGCTTCGGACATCGCGATGAGGAATCGGAGCCTGTTCGGATCGTCATGCCCGCCAGGGGTGTTGACGTACTCCGACATCCAGGCCAGCACGCCCCACCCGAGAGTCTTCTCAGGGAGGTGCCATTCGCCGTCGATCGTCTTCTGCCAAGACGGGCCGACGATGTGGGGAGGGGACGGGGCAAGCTCCACGGTGTGGTTGTTGAGGCTCACCCCGCCTCCTTCCTGTGAGTTATGGACGCCAGTACTGCCCGGAGCCCTGGTTGATGAGCTGTGTGGCCAGCGGCCCCAGAGCGGGGATCTGGCTTGCGACGTTGGTCACGACCTGCTGGACCTTGTCGTATTCGGCCTGCGCGGCGTCTCTGGCCGCGATGACCGCTGACACGCCGTTGGCGACTACCTCTGCGGGAGCCAGCTCGGGGGTGGCCGACTTGTTCGGAGTGCCGAAGACAGCGCCACCGGAGACCAGGCCAGCGCCGATGGCACCGAGCCAGTCACCGAGGGACAGGACCGAGAGGTCCGCGCCGTGAGCCGCCAGGGCGGCGGCACCGATGGTCGCGGTGGCGAAGGCCATCAGCGACTTAGCGATGACGGCGGGGGAGTAACTCATGAGGTGCCTTTCGTGGCGGCGAGATAGTCCTTGAGGACATCCGGGTAGTTCTTCTCCAGGTGGGCGAGGATGCGGATCGCCAGAGTGCGATCCTTGGCCCGCTCTGGGTGCTTGATGAGGTCGGTGTTGGCCACCAGGGCCAGATCCGAAATCGCCTGCGGGTCACCGACTTCGGCGAGCTGCTTGAGCACGACGACGTGGATGTTGCCGTCGCTGTTGAGGCTCATGCCTGCCCAGGTGTCGACCAAGCCCTCACCGGGCTTGCGAAGAGCGGATCGGCTGGGGTGCCGCTGGGTAAGCTCGCGGAACACCGCGTCCCACTGTTCTTGTGGCACTTGTGCCATGTCGTCTCCGGTTTCTGCGTCGATCAGGCGAAGTAGCAAGTCGCCCATCGTGTTCGCGAGGTTGTATCGGGTCTGCCTGTCGGACAGGCCGTTGTAGCCACCGTTGATGGCCTTGGTCACAGCGTTGAGGTCGCGGGCGTCGGACAGCGCGTTGAGCTGTGTCCGTGCAACCGTCCAGTACCAGGCAGCTCCGAGACCGGCCCACCTGAGGTCTGCCAGGGCGAGGTAGTCGCGGACGAAGTAGTCCGAGGTAGGCACCAGCCCACGCTCGAAGCACCACTGCGAGAACGCCCGGTAGTTGTAGTCCCAGGTGATCTGGATCCACGTCCTGCCGATGTACGGCGCGTAGCGGCCGTTCTTGGCGATCTCTTCGGTGTACTTGAACGACACCGACTCATGGCCAACCTGCGCCAGCCACATCGCGATGCGAGCGGAGTTGGTGCAGCCCGAGGCCAGCAGGCCAGCCGTGACGGCGGGCAGGATCTCCGAGGCGCGTGCGTAGGACAGGCCGGTGGCCTTCTGCAGCACCCAGGCTGGATCCTCAGCAGCCGGCGTCGGCGTGTCGCCGCGCCTGAACGTCGAGAAGCCATCTGGCCTGATCTTGCGGAGGATGAAGTCGCCCGTGTGAGGGTTGTTCCAGGTGTCGTAACCCATCTGGAAGTGCATCTCATCGATGGGGTTCTTCCAGTCCCCGCCCCAGTAGATCGTCTCCTCGTAGAACGCGAGAAGCTCGCGCAGAGTACGCATCTGGTCTGCGGTGAACGTGCCCTTGACGTGGAACGGGTGGCTCTCCCATCGGAGGTCCATCGCCGTGCCGTTGAGGTGGTTCGAGGTGGAGACGCTGTTCGTCGGGGTGTAGCAGGCGCAGTCAGCGTCCCGGAGAGGCTGGATGTAGGCGTGGAAGTCGGCGGCGAACGCTCGCATGATCGCGAGCGGCCAGCCCTTGAGGAACTGCATGGACACCCCCGGAGCGCCGGGGATGTCTGCCCACTGCAGCATGTCCTGCCCGACCCACGGTGGACGCCATCCGTTCTCTGAGTCGGGCCTAGCCATCAGACGCCCAGGTACTTGGCGAGGATCGGGATCAGGCGGTCATCGATGGTGCCGGGGATGGCGTCGGGGTGGCTCTTCAGGTACTTGACGATGCCCTTGAGGACGATCTCAATCAGTTTGGCGCGCATGGTGTTTCCTTTTCTGTGGTGGGTGTAAAGTTGCTCCCCGGCAAGGATTCGAACCTCGGTCTCTCGGTCCAGAGCCGAGCGTCTTGCCAGTTGGACTACCGGGGAATACGCGGGGGCTCCCCTCGATCAGGGGAGCCGCCCGACAGTTGTAGGTGGGGTTAAACCCACTCGATGAGCGTGTAGCCTGTGGCACCAGCGCCGCCTGGACCGCCTTGTCCGAACGTGCCCTCTTTACCGCCACCGCCACCGCCGCCTGCGCCTGCGCCGCCACCGGTTCCGCCGCCGCCAGCCGTCGCGTTGAACGCGGTGGTTCCACCGCCGCCTCCACCGCCAGCGCCGCCTTGTCCTAGCGCGGAATCGCCCGGTGAGCCTCCTGTGGAACCTGTGCCGCCGGCTGCGCCACCGGCCTTGGATGCCGAGTCGCCGCCCTTACCGCCAGCACTTTGGCCGGTCTTGTTGGATCCACCGCCGCCGCCTCCAGCACCAGCCTCTGTGCTGTTGCCGCCTGGCGATCCAGGTACACCGTTGGTGGTGCTGCCAGCGCCGCCTGCGGCACCGTTCTCGATGCCCTCGTAGGTCAGACCCGCTGGTACTGATGGGGTGCCGCCAGCTCCTCCTGTGGGAGCTGCTGCGATCAGCCCCTTGATGCCTCCGTTGGCGCTGATCGAGATGGAACCTGACGAGAAGATGCTCGCGCCGCCGTCTATGCCGTTGTTGCCTACCCCAACTGCGGTTCCGCCGATGCCTCGCACAGTCGAGTAGGTCGACCCCAACAGAGCTGCTGGGATGAAGACGCGCTTGACCTTGGAACCGCCACCGCCGCCTCCACCGCCGTAGCCGCTGGGAACCGTCGAGCCGTTTCTGGCACCGCCGCCAGCGCCGCTGGCACCGCCACCGATGAGGGTGACATAGCAGCCGTTGGTGTTGGCTGGGATCGCGAAGTTGCTGCGTGAGATGTTGACTTCGTTGAACGGCGTGAACGCCGACCACAGAGGTTGGTCTCCGAGGTAGAGCTTGCTGGGTTGTACGTCCCCGAACCGGACTCCGGTAAGGGCAAAGTCACCTATGCGAACTGCTGGCATCTCATCACCCCACGATCACGTAGAGCGTGGTGGCTGGCCTTCCAGTACCGAGAGCGTCGTACTGGGCCTGTGTGAGCTTCCTGGCCTGCAGAACCGTGCCGTCAGATCCGACGAGCACCGGCTTGTCCGGGATCGCTGCCCAGGAGTTGACGCCAGCGGGGCCGGTGGCCCCTGTCGGTCCCTGAATGCCCTGAACACCTTGCGGGCCTGTGGATCCGGTAGCGCCTGGGTCACCCTTTGGGCCTTGGCTGCCGGTCTGTCCTTGGTCGCCCTTCGGCCCCTGTACTCCTTGCGGACCCTGGATGCCTTGCGGACCCTGAGGCCCGACGAACGGGACGCCTGCCCCGTTGGCTGGGTAGCTGGTGCCGTCGAAGAAGTAGAGCTTGCCGTCAGCGGTGACGACGTACGCGGAGCCTGCGGGAGGGTTGGCCGGGAGGTTGGCGTAGGCGGCCACGTAGCCCTCGATGTCGAGGCTCGTACCCGCCTTGCCCTGGATCCCTTGGATGCCTTGAACACCCTGTGGGCCTTGGTCTCCCTTCGGTCCTTGGACCCCCTGGAGGCCGGTGTCGCCCTTGGCACCCTGCGGGCCGGTAAGACCGATCGGACCCTGTATGCCCTGCACACCCTGTGGTCCGGGGGCTCCCGTAGGACCGGCCGGTCCTGTATCGCCAGCGGGGCCACGGGGGCCGGCTACGCCGGGGATGGCGATGAGCTTGCCCAGCGGGCGCTTCACGTCGCCCACGATCGAACCTTGGGGCTTACCGACGAAGGACAGTGCGGGAACCCCCTCTGGGGGGATGCCTCGCAGCTTCATCGCTGCTCCGTGACTGTCCCGCGTGCGATCGGCTCGCCGCCGACCTCTTCACCCTCGGGGAGGAAGACGAGCTGCCAGCGCGTCCGCGCCGGGATGCGGTCAGCATCCTCGCTCTCGACCTTGAGGTGGGCCATCGTTCCCTCGATCAGGAAGTGCCAGAGCGTCGTTGCGCTCTGACCGCGATCGACGTACGCGGTGCGGACGACGGGCGTGATGGGGGTCGTGGTGATGCTGCTGGACAGACCAGAGGCGTCACCCACCAGGAGCGGGTGCGGCTTGTTGGCTGCCTCGTTGACGAACTCGACGGTGTAGCGGTGGTTCCAGTACTGGTCGACGGTGAGCGTGTTGATCGCCCCGTTGAGGAGGATCTGGTTGCCCAGGAACGACTTCAGCGTGTTCGCGGAGAAGATCAGGTCGAACGTGGCCAGGTCGATCGCCTGGTAGCCCTTGAGCGACCGGCAGATGACGGTGAACGTCTTGTTGTCCTTGATCACGAACTCAAGGGTCATCGGCTGCTTGTCATCGAAGAGGTTGAAGAACTCGATGATCTTCTGGGACAGCGTGTCCATCATCCGGCCGTCGAGGACCGACCGACGCCCGTTCTGGATCGTCTTGGTGCTGATGACGGTCAGGAGGTTGCCGAGAGCGCCACCGCCGAAGATGTCCCCGGCGTTCTTCTCGTAGGCGCGGACCTTGATCTGGTCTACGTCGCGGGAGGCCAGGAGACCCTGGTACTCGATGTTGAACTTGCCAGCGACGGTAGAGGTGACCTTGACGTTGCCCTTGCCGATCTGGGGGATGCTCTCCAGTGATGCCTGGATCGTCGCGGCGTTGGACTCGAAGGAGATGGGAGCCTCGGCGTCGGTGTCCCTGTAGGACAGGACCATCTGGCCCTCACCGAGCTGCTGTCCGAGCCAGCCGAGCAGGTTGACCACGCTCAGCTCTTGGATCTCGTTCTGGGGGACGCCCGTCAGGGTGAAGTTCATGTGCCACACCGGGTTTAGCCCGGTGCTGGAGATCGAGACGTTACCGGCCCCGATGGCCGGGATGTTCTCCAGCGCGGAGCGGATGTCGATCGTGAGGTCGTAGGGGGTGTCGGTCGACTTGTAGTACTCGATCGGGTCGGACTTGACGCCGTTGTAGCCGAGCTTGTACTCGCCGTCGTCAGCGCCGATGACCTCGACCTGCTGGACGCAGTTGTGCTCGCCACCGGTATCCAGCGAGAAGAACAGGTCGCCGGCCGGGTAGGCCACTGGGGTCTTGCCGTCCTCCGCGAGGTTCTCGAAGGACCAACGGAAGTCCCGTCCACGGGTCAGGACGAGCTGGTCCTGGTCGATTTCAATGCCGATGGCAGACAACGGGATTCCTTTCAGGGTGGGGGAGTGTCAACCCCGGAGGAGGGAGCGCCGGTAGCGGCAGCGCGTCAGAACCCCCTCCGGGGGACCATTACTCCCCGGACGCCGCCTGTGAGGCGACGAGCCGCTGCTTGAGCATGTCGGTGACATCGAGCAACTGGCCAGCGGGAGAGTCACTGGGGTTCCGTTCGATTTCGAGTCGAACGCGTCGTCGGTCGCCTTCGGTCAGCAACAGCGCGGAGAGCATCTGGTTTATCGCGGTCAGCTTCATCGCGCCCACGGGCTTGCCGTTGTCTCGGGCGTAGATGAGTTCTTGGTTGAGGGTGAACAGGGTGAGTCGAGCGAACTGCCAGTCGGTGGGCTCGTAGTACTTCACGGCTGCCGACGCCTTGATCGAGTCGTACATCTCGATGATCAGCGGATGGGTCTCACCGTTGAAGCTGATGTCGCCTAGCTCGGGGATCACCACCGCGCCGTGGACAACGACTGTCTCGGTTGGGTTCTCAGGGACGTTCCTGCGGACGCGTTCCTCGTCTCGCTTCCCGATGGGACCGCGAGTGCCTGCCATGTTGCCTCCTGGGCATAGAGCGGGCACCTGGCCCGCGACTTATCGACGCCCTGGATGACGTTCTGGTGGTCGCTTCCCTCGGGCTTGGTTCCTGCGACGAGCGGCGTTGCCCTCGTCGGATGACTTCTTCGCGTGACACCTGTGGCAGGCGGCACGAAGGTTCGAGCGCGAGTGGTCGTTTCCACGCTCGATGTGGTCGACTTCGGATGCTGTTCCTACGCACCGATCTTCAAGCTGGATCTCGCAGACCCAGTGAGCGTCCTGCAGGACCGAGAGGCGTATTGCCTCCCAGTCCTCGGGAAGTTCCTGCCGGCGTCGAGAGCCGGCCCAGCTCAAATCAGTAGATCCGAGAGTGAGTTGCCGCCGCGCTCGGCGGCTGCCTCCCAGAAGGCCAGCGTCCGGGGGTTCAGGTTGGTGCCGTCACCGAAGATCGCGCCTGCAGCGGACTGGGGATCTTCCCCTTCCGCGACCGCGACCGCTGCGCGGCTCTCGGCCCAGGCGATCTCGCTGTCTGGCATGACGATGACGTGCCCGTCCTGCCTCAGCCAGCGGAACCGGCCGAGGTTGAGGATCTCTGTGGGGTACGGGGCGCACGGTGGCCCGTTGGGATCGAAGTCGGGCATTCCGCCTTCTGGCTCCTGCATTACTTGATCACCCCGTAATCCTTCATGATCGCGATCCACGCGTCGGCGGCTGCCGCGCTGTGGAACAGGTTTATCAGACCCTCCCGGCCGTACTTCTGGTACTGCGCCATGCCTTCGGCCACGGACTCTCTGCGGCCGGATGAGGCGTTGCCCTGGCTGCCCGTGCGGTAGTACTTCCTGACCTTCTCGTTGTTCAGGATGTACTTGCGGTGCATCGAGCGGAACCTGGGGTCTTCGCTGATGATGCGGACGGTCTCGAAGTTACCGCTACCTGGCGGGAACTCGATCTCCTTGCCCTTGAGGCCGATCCACTGGTAGTCGAGCGCGTGGCCGAGTTCGTGGACGTAGACGTTGACGCTGCCGTGCGGCGAGCGTGCCGAGATGTAGACCTCGTTGCGGCTGGGGATGTAGAACGACAGGTCGCCAAGGTCGCGACCGTCTGCGGTCTTGTCCGAGGACTTGTATCCGAGGTTGGCCCATCCGGGCGACTCATCGGCGCGACCGCCGACGAAGATGCGGGTGTCGCGCTGTTCGAGCAGATGCTGGAGGTGATCCGGCAGCTCTTCGAGGTACTTGCGCTCACGCGCCTTCTCGGCGTCGGTGAGATCGCCTCCGAACTCGATGTTGAGCTTGCGTGGCTGCTGGTTGACCGTGGTGCCTGAGCCGCCACCGGCCTGACCGCCGGCGCTACCGCCGCCGCCGCTTACTCCACCAGTCCCGGCACCAGAGTTTCCCTTGCCGCCGCTACCGCTTGAGCCCGCAGAGCCTCCACCGCCTCCCGCACTGCCTCCGCTCCCGGAAAGGGAACCGGCTCCGCGCTTGGATTTGGCTTTTCCGCTTCCTGGTCCGGGACCGCCACCGGTGCCGCGTCCTCCCATGTGCCAGTCACCTGCTTTCTGCGTCTGTCCCAGAAGGTCGGATACTCACGAACGTCCGGTAAATCGATGTCGTCGCAGAATCGGAGACGGCCGTAGGCCAGAATCCGCTGCGGGTCTGTTCGGGAAATGAGTTCTTTCACGCCCTGGCGGAACAGCGAGCGATCTATTTCGCTCGCCCGAATGCCCATCGAGGAAATAGCTACTGTCGATCGCGGCGGAATGCCGTCGAAACAGAACTCGAATGTGTCGGGAGTGGCCCAGCAGGCGGTCGGAATGACCTCGATGCCGTGGGATTGCCAGAATGCGCCGCACCAGCGGCTGCGATAGACGTTCCAGACCTGCGCGGCGCGAGGCATGTCGCGCCAGAGGCTGAAATCTGGGGTGAGAGACGCTCCAACCGCCGCTACGCGGGGGAGAAGACGCTCAGGAGATGACCACGCGCTCTCGAAGCGGTAGTCATCGAGGAAGAAGTGCAGAGCGCCGCCTGAGAGGGCGGCGTATTCGCGATGGCGTGGCATGTTCCACGCCGCGAGGTTGGCCGGGACGAAGCTCGTCGGCCGTAGATCCGGGATCTGCCAACCGGACGAGGACTCGAAGGTCTGTCGGAGGTTGAGGACATCCATCTTCGCCGGTTGCGTCTCCCAGTTGGTACTCGATCGAGTGCCAAACAGAGTGATCACCCCTTATAAGCCGCGCTTCAAGGCGCGGCGTTCATCCGGCGGATGCCGGATCAAGGATCGACCGGCCCTTGGAGGCCGGTCTCTGAGGAGCGCCCCTCAAAGGGCGCTCTTTGAAGACCGCCTGAAGCGGTCTATTCGGGGCTCTCTGAGCCCCTCATAATAGAAGTACGTGTTACCTTGACGCCCACTGTGTCAGAGTGACGCAGTTCACTGCATTAGAGGAGCGGCCTGAGAGCCGCTCTGGCGAATCAGTGGTACGGACGTACCCTGGTGGGGGAGATCGTCAGCCAGCGAGGCCCACAGCCTCGCCCAGGTGCCTCTGAGTGGCAGGCGGAAGCTCTGATCGACTTGTAAACCCGTACAGGATGGCTCACCCGCA